ATGGCAGAAAGAGGAAAAAATACTGGAGGAAAAGGGAGGCAGAAACCGGTTGTAGTACCCGATATGGGACGTTTGCAACCACAAGCCCGTGAGTTGGAAGAGGCGGTGTTAGGTGCTCTGATGCTTGAAAAGGATGCCTACTCCATCGTTAGTGAAATATTGAAACCGGAGAGTTTCTATGAGAAGGCACATGAGAAAATTTATGCAGCTATCGTAGATCTGGCGATCAGCCAGCGTCCGGTGGATATGCTGACCGTCACTGAGCAACTGAAGAAGCGAGGCGAATTGGAAGAGGTAGGTGGCCCGTTCTATATTTCCCAGCTGACCAGCAAGGTTGCCAGTAGTGCCCATATCGAATATCATGCCCGTATCATCGCCCAAAAATATCTGGCGCGTGAGTTGATCTCCTTCACTGCTATGATACAGGGCAAGGCTTTTGATGAGTCGATCGATGTGGAAGACCTTATGCAGGAAGCGGAAGGAAAGCTCTTTGAGATTTCTCAGCGCAATGTGAAGAAAGATGTTACCCAGATCAATCCTGTCATCAAGGAAGCGATGGTTATGCTTGAGAAGGCTGCCAATCAAAAAGAAGGGTTGAGCGGTCTGCGCACCGGTTTCGAAGGATTGGACAAAATGACGTCCGGATGGCAAAATTCCGATCTTATCATCATTGCCGCCCGTCCTGCGATGGGTAAGACGGCTTTTGTCCTTTCGATGGCTAAGAATATGGCGGTAAACCATAACACGCCGGTGGCTCTGTTCTCTCTTGAAATGAGTAACGTCCAGCTTGTTAACCGTCTGATCGTGAACGTATGTGAGATTCCGGGCGAGAAGATCAAGAGCGGGCGTTTGGAAAACTATGAATGGGAACAGTTGGACTTTAAGATAAAAGAATTGTATGATGCACCGATTTATGTAGACGATACGCCGAGTCTTTCGGTATTCGAACTGCGTACGAAGGCTCGCCGTCTGGTGCGTGAACATGGTATTAAGATCATCATTATCGACTACCTTCAGTTGATGAATGCAAGCGGTATGAGCTTCGGCAGCCGTGAACAGGAAGTAAGTACTATTTCACGGTCGTTGAAAGGATTGGCGAAGGAACTGAACATTCCGATCATTGCCTTGTCTCAGTTGAACCGTGGTGTCGAGGCACGTCAAGGGGCGGAAGGAAAACGCCCGCAGTTGGCCGACTTGCGTGAGTCCGGTGCTATCGAACAGGATGCGGATATGGTTTGTTTTATCCACCGTCCTGAATATTATAAGATAACGGAAGACGAACGTGGTAATTCCTTGATCGGTCTGGCGGAGATTATTATCGCCAAGCATCGTAACGGTGCGGTCGGAGATGTACGTCTTCGTTTCAAGAGCGAGTTCGCCAAGTTCATGAATGTGGACGAAGATGTTCCGGTCCGCGAGTTCTCCTCTAATATGAATAGTTCAGGCCCGATGGAAACAATGCCGCCCATACCACCGGCCGGTACCGATTTCTTGGCTCCCGGCAATAATGAGGTTCCGTTTTAATAATTCTATCCTCTTTTCAAAACATAGGTGTTTAGTATAAATAATTATTTAGTTTAATGGAGTGATATGGCAATTTGTGTTTTCAGCAATTTAATGCCTTTTTATTCTCTTCATTAACCGGATTCTTTCCTTCCGGTGTGTAGAGATGGTCGATGCGAGAGGCATATGCTTTTTCTATTTTCCCGCGGACGATCTTCATCGTGCTGTTGACCATGCCGTTCTGTTCGGTGAAAGGCTCCGGCAGGATAGCAAAAGCTGCAGGCAGCCAGCGATCGGGGAAAAGGGCGGACAGGTCGCCTCCCTTGCGGAAACGGTCTATCTGGGATTGGATGATCCGGATTGCCTCTTCGCGTCCTTTATCGGATGAAAGATCAAGATACTGGTGCGTCAGATGCTTCTTCAGCCGGTCTTTGTTAGGGACGACGAGGGCAACGGTATAGGGACTCTGGTTGTTATACAGGATCAGCTGGTCGATGCAGGAAGAATGTTCGACGAGTGCCTCCTCGATCCCTTCCGGACTGTATTTTTCCCCGTCACTACCGATCAGCAGACTTTTGAAACGTCCGAGGACGTAGAGCAGACCGTCATGCCCCATATATCCCATATCCCCAGTGTAGAGCCACCCGTCGCGTACGGTTTCGGCAGTTGATACCGGGTTCTTCCAGTAGCCGGCCATCACATTCTCGCCCCGTATGACGATCTCTCCTTTTTCGCCTGCCGGGAGTTCTTTTCCGTCGGCATCGCATATTTTCAGGTCGAGCGGACGGACCAACATACCGCTGCTGCCGAAGGTATGCCGGTGCGGGCCGTTGGTGGAAATTACGGGAGTCGCTTCGCTTAGTCCGTACCCTTGGTACATAGGAAGTCCGATTGCGTAGTAGAACTTTTGCAAGTCTTTATCGAGCAGTGCGCCACCGCCGATGAAAAACTTCAATTGTCCGCCGAAGTTTTCACGGACTTTCGTGAAAAGCATGTGGTCGAACAGGCTCACGAGCGGTTTCAGCAGGAATCGGACACCACGTCCCTTGTCTTCTCTGCCGTCTCCGTTATAGATGTAAGCCACTTTGAGGGCAAAGTCGAACAAACGGGTTATATTCTTGCCCTGGGCACGGATACCTTGTTCGATATTCTTTTTGAAATTCTTGGCCAGTGCCGGGACGCTCAGGATCAAGTAGGGCTTGAACTCTTTGATGTTGACCGGAATGTTCTTTAATGTTTCCAGCCCTGTCCGTCCGACTTGTACTGTTGCTACGGATGCTCCTTTCGACATGAAGATATAAAAACCGACCACATGCGCGAAACAATGGTCGAGTGGGAGGATTATTAATGTGCGCCATGTATCGTCGATATCGACACAAGATAGGGCTTGCTCCACGTTCGCCGTATAGTTACGGTGCGTCAGGATGACACCTTTCGGGTCGGCCGTCGTGCCTGAGGTATAGGTAATCGTCGCATAGTCGTTATTCTGTAAGGATTGTCCGACAGCAAGGAAGTCTTCCAGAGAATGAGATGCCAGATATTCTTTCCCCATCCGGAATACTTCGGACCAGGATATTTCTTTTTCTTTATATTCCGGCAGTTCGTCTATCACAATTATTTTTTCGACTAAAGGCAATTTATCCATGATAGCCCGTATCTTTTTGAGCTGGTTGCCGGAAACCAGGATATATTTCACATCGGCATGCACAAGACGGAACAGCAGGTCGTTCGCTTCTTCGAGCTTGATGGAAAGCGGGACGTTGGTCGCGCCGGCATAGAACATGGCCAGTTCGCCGATGATCCAAGCATTACGGCCTTCCGAAAGGAGCGCCATATTGTCGCCCTTCTTCACTCCGAGAGCTATCAGTCCGGCACCGGCAGCGTAGACTTGTTGCTGAACTTCTTTATAAGTGGTCGGTTCGAAGGCATCCCTGGTTTTTTCCCACAGGAAGGGATTGTCGGGATATTGTTTTACCGAATTTTCGAAAAGGTCTATAATTGTCTTCTTCATATTATTTATTTTTGTATTTGTACTTTCCCGATTTCATCCAGGTAATTACAAGCCACCTCTACCGTTGGTACATTCTTGATCACGATACTGCGTTTTCCGTTCTGTTCGCGAAGCGTGCATTCGCGTGGATGCTTTTGGATGAAGCCGAGCAGCTTGTCGAAGGCCTCGCTTTCGTAGTAAGGACTTTCGGGATTAGTGACGAGAAAAATGCTCATCTGTCCTTTTTTCAGAATGACTTTTTCCATACCTAACGTCTTTGCCATACGGCGAAGGCGAACGACACGGATCAGTTCTTTCCCTTCTTTCGGCACTTTTCCGAAACGGTCTTTCAGACGCTCGGTAAAAGCAAGTATATCACGCTCTTCCTCCATCTTGTCCAGTTCACGATAGAGGGAGACACGTTCGGAGTCATTCGGGATGTAGGTCGGAGGGAACATCAGTTCCAAATCGCTTTCGATATAGGTTTCACGGACATATTCGCTACCGGTGTCGGGGCGATTTTCGGTAGCGTTGGAATACAGGTCGGCAAATTCTTCCGCTTTCAGTTCGTCAACGGCTTCTTCCAGGATTTTCTGGTACGTTTCGTAGCCCAAGTCGGCGATGAAACCGCTTTGTTCGGCACCTAACATATTACCGGCACCCCGGATGTCAAGGTCCTGCATGGCGATATGGATGCCGCTTCCCAACTCTGAAAAATTCTCGATCGCCTGCAAACGACGGCGTGCTTCCTGCGTAAGACTTGACAAGGGTGGAGAGAGGAGATAACAGAAGGCTTTCCGGTTACTTCGCCCGACACGACCGCGTAGTTGATGCAGATCGGACAATCCGAACTGTTGTGCATTATTGATGATGATCGTATTTGCATTCGGTACGTCGATGCCACTCTCCACAATGCTCGTGGCGATCAGTACATCGTATTCGTAATTGACGAAATCCAGAATGATCTTTTCCAGCTTCTCCGGTTCCATCTGCCCGTGACCGACAGCGATACGGGCATCCGGCACTTCACGTTTGACAAGTGCTTCCATTTCATAAATATTTTGGATGCGATTGTTGATGAAAAAAACCTGTCCGTTACGGCTCATCTCGAAATTGATGGCTTCTCGGATGATGTCCGGGTTAAAACGTTCTACCTCTGTTTGAACCGGATAGCGGTTGGGTGGGGGAGTCGTGATGCTCGACAAGTCACGGGCTCCCATCAACGAGAATTGCAGGGTACGAGGAATCGGAGTGGCGGTCATGGTGAGCGTGTCGACGTTGGCTTTCAGCTGGCGTAGCTTCTCTTTGACGGATACGCCGAATTTCTGTTCCTCGTCGATAATCAGCAGACCGAGATCTTTGAATGTGACATCTTTTCCGACGATTCGATGGGTGCCGATGATAATGTTGATATTTCCTTCTTTCAAGTCTTTCAAAGTTTCCCTTATCTCTTTCGCCGTACGTGCCCGGCTGATATATTCGATTCGGCAGGGAAAATCTTTCAACCGTTCGGAAAATGTTTGATAGTGCTGGAATGCTAATACTGTAGTCGGGACCAGCACGGCAACTTGCTTGTTGTCCGAAACGGCTTTGAAAGCGGCACGAATGGCTACCTCTGTTTTCCCGAAGCCTACATCTCCGCAAATCAGTCGGTCCATCGGACGGTCGTTCTCCATATCGGCTTTGACATCGGCTGTTGCTTTCATCTGGTCAGGGGTATCTTCGTAGATAAAGCTGGCTTCCAGTTCGTGCTGCATGAAACTGTCTGGACTGTAAGCGAAACCTTTTTCCTGTTTTCGTTTGGAGTAGAGGAGAATCAAATCGCGGGCGATATCTTTTACTTTTGACTTGGTGCGTTCTTTCATCTTCTCCCAGGCTCCTGTTCCGAGTTTACTCAGCTTGGGCGGTTCCCCACTGTCCTTGCCTTTATACTTGGATAGCTTATGGAGAGAGTGAATGCTGACGAATATAATGTCGTTGTTCTGGTAGATCAGTCTGATGGCTTCCTGCATTTTTCCGTTTACTTCCGTACGGACTAGCCCGCCGAATTGTCCGATACCATGATCGATATGTACGATATAATCGCCGGTCGTGAATTGGTTCAACTCCTTCAACGACAGAGAGAGTTTTCCACTTCTTGCTTTATCGCTTTTCAAGTTGAATTTATGAAAGCGGTCGAACAACTGGTGATCCGTGAAAAGGCAGACACGCAAGGTCTCGTCGGCAAAACCTTCATGGATGGTCTTGTTGACGGAGGTAAAAGGTATGTCGTCTCCCCGATCCTCAAAAATGGCCCTGATACGGGTTGCTTGCTTTTCTACATCGCTCAGTATATATAATGTATAGCCGTCTTCTAAATATTTATGGAAAGACTCGCTTACCAAATCGAAATTTTTATGATAGATCGGTTGTGCTTCCATTGAGAAAGTCAGGGTGGCATCGGCTACTCCTGTAGGCCGCGTACCAAAATGGAGCCGGCAGAAACCAAGTGCCGCATGTAGAAAATCCTCTCCGGTAATTAATTTGGCCCGCAGTTGCTCGATGTTGGCAAACGATTCTTCGTCCCCGGTGATTGGTTCTTCATTCCAGATACTGCCGATACGTTCTTTTACCCATGCCATGTCTTTGCTAGCGAGCAGTGTCTCGGATGGCAATGAATCTAGTAAGGATGAGTTGGTCCGGTTTCCTTTTGTCATTTCGGGCACGATATAGATGCTGTCCAGTTTTTCTTTGGATAGCTGTGTTTCCACATCGAACGAACGGATCGTCTCTACTTCGTTTCCAAAGAAGTCGATACGATAGGGAAATTCATACGAGAACGAGAACACATCTAAGATACTGCCGCGCATCGCATACTGCCCTGGCTCATAAACATAATCTACCTGCTCGAAGCCGTATTCGTCCAGTACGTCAGAAACAAACATATTGTCCAACCTTTCGCTGACACTGATCTTCAGCGTGTTTTCTTTCAAGATCTCCCGTGAAATTACTTTCTCCGCCAATGCTTCCGGATAGGTGACAATGATGAAGGGAGCAGTCGGATCCTGCAGCGTGCTGAGAACTTCTGTCCGCAGGATTTCGTTGGCTGGATCCACATGTCCGTACTTGATAGCACGTCGGTAAGCGGAAGGAAAGAAATAGATTCCGTCACCTCCTGTGAGTTGCACCAGATCGTGATAAAAGTAGCCGGCATCCTCTAGGTCATTCAACACACACACATAACTTCCTCTTCTTTTTGAAAAAAGAGAAGCTATTATCATTGCGGCCCCTGAACCGTTCAGTCCTTTCAGAAATATATTGCGGGACGTTTTGTTTTTTAACAGGGTATTTAATGCCGCCACTTGCGGATGGGCGGCATATTGTTTTAGTAAATCTTGTACCTCCAACGGATGAATTGAAAATTGATAATTATATATGCGCAAAATTACGGAAAATGTTACAATAATCTTCCTAAAACCAATGAAAATATCTACCTTCGCGCTTGGGTTGTCAATTGAAATGAGCAGGATCTTCTCATTTTCAATTCTCAATTCTCATTTTTCAATTAAACAGTGGATTATGTCAGACAGTATTGTTAACTGAAGCATATTCTTTGTAATGCTAATCTCCCATAACTGATTATTAAAAAGGTTATTGTGGCTGTTTGAGATATAATGACTTAGGACTATTTGGCCAGTTTTTACCTCCTTACATTGCTGGTTTAACATGGAAGTCTTGCCAGAATAAAAGGCTCCGTTTACAAATAGTTTACAGTGATGGCTTATTTCAAAGTTTGTGTCAGGGGGAAAAGAAAAGATAATACATATCCTATTTATATCAGGGTAACTCACCTTCGTCAAGTAGGATATATCAAGACAAATAAGGTATGCAAAGCTAAGTTTGTCCGGAATGGTGATATAGCAGACCCTTATATCATTAAAGATGTGTATGTCCAAATAGAAACTTATTTGGATCGTTTGAATCGTGTCAATACGGAAGGATGGAATTTGGAGAGGGTTATGAATTTTCTTAAGAATGACCGGGACTCTATTTCGTTTTCTGACTTTGGCCGAGAGTTTATCTTGAAAATGGAGAATGAAGGCCGGGGAAGAAGTGCGAAAAACTATCTGTTAGCTCTTAAGAGCATGGAGAGTTACTTTGGTAACCCAAATATATCTTTTTCCGATATAACGTCCTTTTTTCTGAAGGATTGGATTTCTTCTATGAAAAACAGCAGGCAGAAAAAGAATGCCTATCCGAATTGCGTGAAAACCATGTTTAGGGCTGGATGCGATAAATATAATGACTACGATACCGGTGAGATGCGCATCAGGCATGATCCGTTTCGTGTGGTAAAGATACCTCCTAAGAATATTGCAGACAAGAAGGCGCTGCCGGTAGATGTTCTCAGGCGTTTTTTTGATGTTGATATTACCTCTTTGAAACCAAGTAAGCGAGGTATGCCACCAAGAGCATATATCGCCAAAGATGTATCATTGTTGGTGTTTTGCCTGGTTGGAATAAATACGGTGGATCTTTACAATTTGGGCAAAGGTTGTTATAAGGATGGAAAACTCTGCTATAATAGAATGAAGACAAAGGGGCGGAGAGCTGATGAGGCCTATATTGAGATAGAGGTTCCGGATTTAGTAAAACCTTTGTTTCTTAAATATCAAGGAAGAGGGGACTGGCTGTTTAATTTCAATGAAATATATGCTTCGGATAAAACTTTTAATGATTGCGTGAATAGAGGAATAAAGGATATTGTGAGATTGGGTGGTTTACCTCCTGTTTCTACATATTCATTCCGGCATTCTTGGGCTACAATAGCTCAGGTTGTTTTTGAAGCTGGGTTAGATGTTGTTGGGTTATGTCTAAATCATGCGTCTCCGCTCCGGGTTACGGCTGGTTATGTAAAAACAGACTTTAGTATCATTGATCGTTTAAATATTAAGATACTGAGGTATGTCTTTGAAGAAAAAATAAAAAAAGGCGGAAATAATTTGTAGATTAAGAAAAAGCCTCTATATTTGCGGTTGAAATAGCGAGTTGGATTTTGAACGAAAGTTTGAGGTCCAACTTTTTGTGTTTATATATATTGTCTTAAACTTTCTTGTAAATATCCGATAAATAACCACTTACCTGGTGCCTTCCATAAAATTAGGCACAATGACAATATCTGTTTCAAAAAATATGTTGCTTGCGAAATTGCAGCAACTTTCTCGAATAATTCCGTCGAAATCTACGACTCCGATAGTATGCAACTACCTGTTCGAAATAAAAGATGGACGGTTGTTTATTACGACTGCCAATGATGAAGGCAGGATTACGGCCAGTTTGGAATGTATGGCAGAGGAAGATCTTTCAATCTGTGTTCCTGCCTCCATTCTTGATGGGCTGAAAACATTGCCGGAGCAGCCTCTTGATATTTATATCAATCCGGACAATAAATCGATTCTTATTAAATATTATGGAGGTAAATTCGAGGTCGTCGGATATGATTCGAAGCCTTTCCCGCAAAAGAAAAAGACAGAGATTCTTGACGAAATCCGGACTACGGCGGAAGAATTCAATAACGGTATCTCCAAAGTGATCAATTTTGCAGCTGCAGACGAACTGCGCCCTATTATGAACTCCGTATCTATTGAAACGGCTCCGGGAGAAATCATCTTTGTTTCTTCTAATGGACATGGGCTTGGTTTGTTTAAGAGAAAAAAACAATGTTGCACAGAGACCTGTTCGGTAATCATCAGCCGACAGATCGCATCTGTTTTGAAAGGGCTGATTCCGTTATCTGAAGAAGAACTAACAATTAAAGTAGGAAGCGATTGGTCGGAAATCTCTTTCGAGGATTACGAAATTTCTTTTCGTAATGTGGAAGGTCGTTATCCCAATTGGCGGGCTGTTGTTCCGAAATCCAACAATCTTGAACTGAAAACGGATACCAAATTACTATTGGGAGCCATAAAGCGCACTTCTGTATTTTCAAGTAAAGTATCATGCCTTATAAAGTTGAGTGCCCGTTATGATAAGCTTGTTGTATCGGCCCAGGACTTGGATTATTCCACTTCTGCGGAAGAAACCATTCCGGTAGAATTTGGAGAAAGGGAGTTTATTATCGGTGTGAAAGCGACTTTGATACAAGATATGATTTCTTGTATTGACGGTGATCGTTCGATACTTTCTTTCGGCACTCCCAGTACCGCTATTCTCATTGCCCCGGAGAAGCAAGCCGAGGGTGAAGAACTTACCTATTTATTAATGCCTATGACAATCCAGTAAGTTATGAAAGAGTTCAAAGATACAATACAGAAATATTTGCAGGAGAGAGCAGTGGAAGATCCCCTGTTTGCTCCAAAGTTTACCAATCCAAATAAGAGTATTGATGAATGCTGCCGTTACATTTTAGGAGAGGCTCGTAAACGAGGAACTGCTGTTGCAATGAGTGATGCAGAAGTCTTTGGGATGGCCGTACATTATTATGACGAAGAGAATATCAAGATAGAAAAAGTTTCTGCCGGTTGCTTTGTTTCTTCTTCTCATAAGGTAGAACTTTCGGAAGAAGAAAAGAATGCTGCCCGTGAAGCGGCTATCAAACGGTTGGCCGAAGAGCAATACCGATTGCTCAAAAAGAAGCCTGCAAAGAAAAAAGCAGATGCAAATGTCCAACAAATGAGTCTGTTTTAATATGAAGCCGAGAACGAAATTGGAAAAACGGGTGACGGAGTTAAGTGGAAAGCTGCCTGCCATCACGAAGGAACAGAAAGACTGGGCCAAAGAGCATCTGTTTGACCATTTTGCCTACAAATGTAAGGATGAGCTATGGTGTTCCGAATGTGGTAAGATGTGGGTCAATACGAGTAAAGATAAATTGGGTGACAAAATCGAATGCCCTTATTGCCATCATCAATTGGACGTAAAGGTTAGCCGGAAGCAGAAGATCCGTGAAGAGGCGTATATGTCCATCCTGCAAGTGAAAGGCGGGTTCCAGGTGATCCGGCATATACTATGCTGGAAAAATGTTCGGAAAGAAACTTCTCCGGTGTATTATGATTTTACAGAAGTGGTTCAAGAGTGGATTCGTGAAGACGGAAAACGTACGATCATAGCCCGACCGATTAATATGGGAGGTAACGGATTTGCGTATAGTTCACCTCTCAGCATCAAAGGAGAATATGGAAGTAATCCATATAACTATTACGGTGATTTGTATGCGATATATGGAGAGCTTTATCCAAGGAAAGAGCTGCTGCCGGAATTGAAAAAACGGGGACTGAATCGATGGTTCCCAGATGTAATCCCGTCAAAATTGATACGTGACTTGTTGAAAGGCGGAAATGATGTGGAACTGTGTCTCAAGACCGGGCAAATATCCATGTTGAAGCACATGTATAAAAACGGCTTCTGTCAACTTCGCTATAAACCGTCGTTCAACATCTGCAACCGCAACCATTACATCATTAAGGACGCTTCTATGTGGGAAGATTATATGTCTTTACTATCTTATTTTGGCAAGGACTTGCATAACGCGCATTATGTCTGTCCCAAGAACCTGAAAGTTGCACATGATAGGCTCTTGAAAAAGAAAACGGCAATAGAAGCCAAGTTGAGACAGGAAAGGAACCGTATAGCAGCTATCCGTAGGCGTGAAAAGCTCATGAAGGATATAGCCGGCTTCTACGAACGGATGAAAAAGTTCTTTGGGATGAAAATCACGGATGGCAACATAGTCATTTGCCCGTTGGAGAGTATAACCCAGTTTTATCAGGAAGGAAAGGCGATGCACCATTGCGTGTATAGTAATGGGTATTATAAACGGTCGGATTGTTTGATTCTGTCTGCCAAAGATACCGACGGAAAGCGTATCGAGACGATAGAGGTGAACTTGAAGACGCTGAATATCGTCCAATCCCGAGCCGTCTGCAATGGTGTAAGCGAGTATCACGACCAGATAGTAAAGCTGGTGAAGAAGAATATGAACCTGATTCGTCAGAAATTGATAGCGTAAATTTACAAGGATGACTTACATTGAACTTATAAATAATTTTTGGGAATTGGATGAAGACTGGCAATTTACCTGCTGTGAAACGAGGCTTTATTTTTATTTGTTGAAAACAGCGAATCGTTTAGGCTGGGTGGATAGCTGGACGCGTAGCGATGCAAAGGTGTCGTCTGACGTGGGAGTGTCAGTCAATTCGATGAAAACAGCCCGTAATAGATTAGTTCAAGCAGGTCTGATAGAATTTAAATCGGGAGGAAATGGACAGCGGGATAAAACGAGGTATATCGTTAGGTGTCAAAATTTGATACCTAAACTACAACCTAAACATGAACCTAACCTTATACCTAATCATGAACCTAAACCGCAACCATATATTAATAAGACTAAGATAAAGACTAAGAATATTAATATCCCCCCCACACCCCCCAAGGGGGTTGACAAAGCAAAAGAAAAAGAGCTTTTGGAAAAGGAGGAGGCCTTGCGTGTTTTGGAAGAAGAGTTGAAGAAACGGGAGGCGGAACTGGGTGCACAATCGGACAATCCACCATCCAAACCGAAAAAGCGTCCTAATCCGTTGAACTCAGAAGCAAGGAAACTTTTCGAGGAACGCTATCAGGTTCTTTTCTCATCCAGCTATTACTGGAGTGCGAAAGATGCTGGAAATATGTCTTCTTTGCTCAAGAAGTTGAAATTTCAACGGGAGAAGAAGAATTTGCCTATTGACGACCAAGGCGTGTTGAATGCTTTGAAGTACTTATTGGATTCAATCACTGATGGATGGATATTGGAAAACTTCAGTGTGACGAATATTAATTCGAAGTTTAATGAAATTGTCTCACAGATAATGGCAAAGAAACAAGAACATGGAAATACTAAACATACAGACGGAGCGAAAGCCCGTGAACAACAAACCGATAGAGAAATCATGGAATATGCCCGTAGTGCCTTCAGAAAAGACGTATTCGGTGATTCGTAGATACGGGGATGGGGAAAGCTTTGCGAAGACATTCAACCCGTCTTTACAGACGATATGTGCCCAAAACATAGAACGGTCCTTTTTGGGCGATGCTCCATCACTGGCATTGCTGTCGCAAACTTATCCAAATGAGCAGGTAAACACTTGGATTATTGCCCATTTGATGGATTTATACAAATTCGCAGGGGTTAAGGAGAAGCCTTCGTTCCAGCAAGTTTTGGAGCTTGCTGTGATGATACGGGTTGAATATTATTATTTCAAGGCTTCTGAATTGCTGTTGTTTTTCTTCAAGTTCAAATCCGGGGAATATGGCACGTTCTATGGTGTTGTCGATCCGATGGTGATTATGGCAGCCCTAATTGAATTCAAGGCCTACCGCCGGCAGCAACTGGAAATATACGACCGTGAGATACAGCGCAAGAAACGGGAAGAGCAATGGGCGGAATGGGAAAGGAAGGCTGTACCCTGTCCGGTGCACTTGAAACTGGCGAAAGCGTTTGTGGAGGAAGTACAAGATGCAGAATGAATATAATCTTTGAATAAAAAATCATTAAAAGTTACAATTATGGCAAATTTAACATTAAACACGAGAGAAATTGCGAAAGTAAACAATGTGGCTATCATGGCTGGTAATGATCCTAAGAAGTTGGTTCCCATCAAACCAATTTGTGAGGCATTGGGGATTGATTATGCAAGACAATTCCAAAAACTGAAAGATGATGAAGATCTCGGTCCAATTATTGGCCTGACGCCAACAGTTGCAGCAGATGGAAAAATAAGAGAAATGGTATGCTTACCTATGGAATTCATATTTGGTTGGTTATTTACCATCAATCCAAAAAATGTAAAACCGGAAGCGCAAGAGGCTGTCCGAACGTATCGGATGCAATGTTATCATGTCCTATACGAATACTTCGCTTCCTACGCCAGTTTCGTCAACCAAAAACAAAAACGGCAAGCGGAAGACTGGGTACGTATCCAAATTCTGAAAAGGGAATTTCATGAAGCGAAGAACAAGCTGGCCAAGGCAACGAAGCAAATGAATATGACAGTAGATTACTCATTTGAACAATGGAAGGCTAACGGGAAACAATTATTAATTGAGTTTGAGTGATATGACAATGTGTTGACATATAAGCAATTGCTGATTGGCATGTTTTTTGATATATATTGATTGTTTAATAGGAGGTTTATTTATGAAATATTTATTTTATCCAGAATAAATGAAGTATCAGCAAATTGATACTACGCAGGAGGCTGTAATGGTAGCTTTAAGAAAGAAAGGAGTAAATGTGTTGATGTCATCTACTCTCTCTCCAAACTATGAGTTGGATACAAGTTTGTATAGTCGATTACAAAATATGTTGAATGACATCATAAAAATGGAAACGAAAGAACAAGGCTCCGAGTAGGAGCCTTTCATTTTAGATAGAATCACTTCCTACTTGAAGTATATAACTTTTAGCGTATATTTTGAATTGATCAATACCTTCTTTAATTTCCATGTCTTCTTGCATTTTTTTGTGTATATTTCTAATCTTTTCAAGTAAATCTAATCTATCTGCCTCGAAAGAACCTCCTTTTGATTGAGAATCATTCATTGTGATTAATCTTTTCAAATTTTGAACAAACTCATTTGTATGAGCATTTGTTTTGTCATGTAAACTTCTAATATTTTTAATAAAATCCTCATTATCAATGTATAGTGATATTGTTTGATAAGACGTGATAAAATGTCTATGTGCTTCTTCTTCTTTACTGATAATATCCCAAACAATATTATTGTCACGCGCGTGATTTATCCAACTTCCTAAAAAGCTATTCCTCCAAATATTGTAATTACTCCAGCATGTTTCAATAGCTTCTTTTTGTTTGTTGAGTAATTGGACTTTTAATGTTGTTTGTATTGTTAGTAAAGATTTTACATTTTCAATTTTGTGTGTTATTTCTCCTATATCTTCTTTTGTTGCTACATTTTTCCCTTTCTCTGATTCATAAGATTTATAGCGAGAAATATGTCGCCAAAAGAAAAATTGCGTAAAAGTAATTGCAACATTGCAAATTGTGATTATTGTATTTGTATCTATCCACTTCATGTTCTATATTCTTATAGTTATCTGTTTTTTACAACCCTTCTAAATCTTTTAACTTATCCTGTTTTTGTATTTCATCTTGTTCTTGTTTTTTCTGTTCCAATAGAGATTTGATGATTTGAAATATCTTTTGATTTTCTATTCCGAAAGAAATATATCGGTTTGCCTTCCCTCGCGAATCATGTTTTACTTGGTCATTATAATAACATATTATATCAGGATTTCCTGTGTCCCATTTTAGATTAAAAGACTGATCCTCTTTAATAATAGTATTACCTAATCCATTGACATATTCTTTAGGAGTACTTTCATATGTTATTTGAGGTTCTCCGTATTTGATAGTTAATGCCTCTTTTATATTTGTAGGCATAATCGTATACATGGCATAAAGAGAATCATTGTAAAAACTAAGATGCAACTCTGTCAAAGAGTAACCTTTTACGGGTATATATTCATTAAGAACAAAAGTTTTTGTCAGATTTTCATTGAAATCTTTTTCATTTTTTGCATCAGGAAATGATTGTTGAAAGTCACTGATTGTCATCCCCAGCCTAATTACACCTAATCCGTCTATAGTTTGTGATTCTGCGTAAAATGTACATAATAAGCATATTAGTACTGATAAAATTCTTTTCATGGTTTGTTTTTTATGTGTTTAATATTGAGCAAAAGTAGATATTTTAATGTTGATGGCAAAAAAAATGCAATTCCTTTTGCTGTTTAACAAAAAAGCCCCATCTTTGCGCTGTCCTAACATATCAACCAAGGTGGAAGCGTCCGCCGAACATATTTTATGTCGGCATTTTTTGTGCCCATACATAAACGTATTATAGTATAACGGTTTCGTACCCCCTTGATACGGCTTAATGGTCGTAACTGCCTTGGTTGGTGTAGGACAAAGGGACAGGCGAAACCGTTTTTTTGTCTATCCTCTTATAACAAACAATGTTAGTTATGTCCAAACAACCAAGCATTTGTTTGTCGGGGAATAATAGTACCCAACAACCAACGGCCCAATCCTCCGAAATGGGTAAGTACTCCACTCCAGAACTGCAAGCCGCATTTGATGCCGGCCGTGCCCTCGGAAGAACTGAAGGTATGCTCTCCTACCAACGCCACATCATGAATCAGCTCTTTGCTGAGAACCAAAAACTCAATCGGAAACTTCAGGAACAGAAAGGAGGCCGGTCATGAGAGAACAATATGTAAGAATACTGGTTCCCAATTACAATCCAGATCCTCTTAGTGAGAAGCAATTCTTCCAAATGCAGAGCTTTGCCAAAGACGTGCAAACCTATTTACCTTATCAAAGTACTACTTTGCTTGATTTCATGTCTATCGCCTACAACTATTGTTTGAAGACACAAAGAAATTCGTTGGATAATATGACCTGTTATCGTGACGACCTTAAACACAAGGTTATGTTATTTCTGACGAAGTATTATCCAAGCGGATTCAAGAAAAACAAGAAAGGTTTGTCGGATACCTGCAACAAAGAACTTTTGAAATATCGCAAACCTCGCTTCAAACGTGATTTCCTTGGTGAGTATGAACCAATAGAACGCATTTGGTTTATCCTCGCGTTACGTGCCTGCCACAGCTTTTTATTGTCCGGACATCTAATGGGCGACATAGATCAATTTGCCTACAAGCTTGAGAAAATAGCTTTAATGATGAAGGGAGAAATATAAGGGGAAAATATTTTCCGACTTATATATTATTTCAGAACGTTCTAATCCGGAGCTCGTGGCTGTTCTCCAGAGGAAGATATTAATAAAGGGCATTGATTGGGATTACAAACAGCCACAATAGGTAATTCCGGTCTTTGCTCTTTTACTTTTTCAGCAAAGAGTTAATGAATAAGGTGCAACAATCAACCGAACAACGCGATCGCACGAAACTTTTCTGATCCCTACGAGGCATTTTATTTCTATCTGAATGAGATGTCGATGCAGGATATACGACGATTAAAGAAAGGTTTGTTTGGCTTCAATGCCAAACAAATTATTGAAAAAGAAATATTTCAAACTAAATAGAAGTAAATATGAAAAGTTATCAATATGAAGAAATTGTCTTTTGGCTATCATTCATAGCCTACCTGATTAGCCACATAGCTAGTTTTGATATTTGGGTACAAAATCTATTGCTTATCAATGCTCTTATAAATATGTGCTGTGCTATTTATTATGCTTATAAGCATAGAAAAGACGATGACTAAAAAATATGAATATAGATACTGAATTTAACGTAGGAGATAGCGTATGCTATCTGAGTGGGGATGACATTATCCATACAACTATAAGCAAAATAATCATCGAAATATCCTATACTGATGATAGTTTTCTTATGGTTTATAAGCTGTCAGATGGACTTAGTGTACCCAGAAATAATTATCCCAAATGGGATAAAAGACTTTTTAAAGACAAAGAGAGTTTGATAAAATATTTATCTGATTCATAACAAATAAACAGACAATGTTACAGGACAAAATAAACTACTCCATTGCACTGCTGCGTAAGTGCGAGAAGATGGCGCTTGATTATGATCCGGAGAATGGCTTTTATTTGGCCTTTTCCGGTGGAAAAGATAGTCAAGCACTTTATCACATCGCAAAGATGGCTGGTGTAAAGTTTAAGGCTCACATGAATCTTACATCTGTTGACCCTCCGGAAGTCATTCGGTTTGTGAAACAGAACTATCCGGATGTAGAGCTGATAAAGCCAACGATGTCGGTTTATGATATGGCTCTAAAGAAGCACTTTATTCCAACAAGGACGTTTCGCTGGTGTTGCGCTGAATTTAAAGAAATGTCCGGTGCAGGGAAAGTTACCTTGATCGGCATTCGTAAAACTGAAAGTGTGCAGCGTTCCAAACGTGAAGAAATTGAGATTAGCGGCCGTAAATTCAGCGGGAACTTCGACCAATTTTCTGAGCATAAAGAAAAGATGGTTACTTGTGTTAAAGGTAAGGACAAGATTCTTGTTTCTCCGATTATCCATTGGACAGACAGAGATGTGTGGGGCTTTCTGAATGGAAATGGAATAGAACATTGTTCTTTGTACGATGAAGGATATAAGCGAATAGGTTGTATTCTTTGCCCGATGGCAAACCGAAAACAAAAGATGAAAGATATAAAGCGGTTTCCTCATGTTCGTAGGAAATGGGTACAAACAATTCAAAAACTCATTGATGCCGGATATATCAATCACAATTTTACCGATGCGGAATTTGGCTTCAATTGGTGGATAAGCGACAAGAGTTTCGATCAGTTTTATGCAGACGAAGTTCTACAACAGAAAATTCAATTTTAAAAAGAAGTGAAGATGAAAAAGTTGATAGGCAAAACGTATATCTACAAGGTATTACCGCCTTATAAGAATTGGTATAGTATTATGACTGATGATGGTCTTAATCGTAACAACATCATAATTGTTGGCAAAAAGCAGTTACTCAAAATTGCTTTAGCATTGATTGTGATGTCTTTATTCAATAAAAGGACTACCATAAATAAATACACAACTAAAACTAAAAATAAGTGAAGTATGAAAAATATAAACGAAGCACTGGAATGTGTAAATAAAATAGATGAAAAGTACAGTCAATCAGGAACTATCAAGCAGTTCACAATTGATATGATTGAACATTTCATAGAAGAGTTAAATAGCTTCATATTAGGTGAAAGCGATTTAACCGGAGAAACTCTACTCGGCAGCTTGAGTTACGACGCCAGCACGGCATTGGAAATATGCGACGACGAACTTTCTGATTTTTATGTGATACAAGAATTGTATGATGCCATTAATGATTAACAACTAAAGAAGAGTTATTGTAATGTTTCATGATTTTTGCAACCTAAAAGTATATGAGTTTCATGCTTAATTGCAACGGCAAGTTTAACAACATTATTATGGTATAATTGTCCAATCGTAAAATGATCTGTGTACAACTCCCCTTTGCGACTGGTGTAATTTGTAAGTATTCTTATAGAGATGTTACAAATATTTATATTATCAAAATCAGGTAAGGGATAATAAATGGTTAAACACTTTTGTTCTTTTTCTGTAAGGGTGAAGGATTGTATCCAATGAAGTCTTACTGTATGGTTGGGATGTTCAAGATGAATCTTTTCATCGGTATCTAATTGGATAGAAGTATTTGTAATTGTATTTGCTTGATTTCCAGTATTAGTATACAGTAGAAGAACTTCAAGTTGATTATTCTCAATCTTTGCATCTGAAATAGTTAACAAAATCTCTTCCTTTTTGTAAAAATACTGCATGTAGCAATTAAATACAGTAACTGATACTGCAATGATAGAGAGTAATAAAGACGCAATAACCATAACTGTAAATTTAAAAATGATAATGGCAAATATAGGAAATTATATGGACAAACAACAATTCAAATACTGGCTCCGGATAAACGGTTTCCGTCCGAAGCAGTTCGGGACTGGCACGAAGTGGAATCCGATTAGGCTCATATCACGAAAGAAGTGAGTTAAGAAAGTCCTTGGTAATCCAGAGGGCTTTCTTTCTGTTCTTTATATCTTATATGAAATTAAGATATGAAAACGCAAAAATGTATAGCCTGTGGCCGGGAAACAGTTTCTGTGATCAAAACAGAAGAAGGACATATCTGCTATAACTGTTACTCTGATAAAAAGAACCCTCCAAAACAAAAGCAATACCATGATAACGAAGAAGCTCGGATTCAGTCGGAGTTTTTCAGCAAGGTTCCTTTATTCTTTCCTAATTTGCCGGATCGACTTCTTTTTGCAGTCCCGAACGGTGGTAGCCGACATAAAATAGAAGCGGCTAATATGAAGCGCCAAGGTGTTAAACGTGGAGTGGCCGATGTAATCCTTCAGATACCGAAAAAGGGATATGCTTCTCTTTGTCTAGAGTTCAAGACATCTACAGGTAAACAGTCTGCAGAGCAAAAGGAATACCAACGCCAGGTTGAGATGGCGGGTAGTAAGTATGTGATTGTTCGGAGCGTGGAACAGGCTATCCGGGTTATGCAGCAGTATCTGTTATAATTATTACATATATATTGATTTTTAGGTTCTGATTATTTGTGGAAAATTTAATAAATCGTATATTTACCCGATAACATTTAAATCTAAGCAATATGGCAAAACGAAGTAATCCTATAAAAGCATTAAAAGTAAAGATTATCAATATAGTACTGTACCCCGAAGAAGCTCAAAAGACTGAGAATTATATTGAATATTTTAAGAAGATATTTGAAGATAAGATAACAGTTAACACTTATGGTGATAGATATACAAGAGTTCAAACTTATTATACAACAGATGATGGTAATGTTATTTATGGAGCATTTGCAAATGCAGCTTTTTTTGATCCAGAGGCCCCCGCTTTAGATAGTGATACAAACGAAGTGGTCCCTTCTGGTGCTGATCCTAAAAAAGGACTTGGATTAAAGACTTGGGAATATTATTTTTTCTCAGAGTACCATCGACTTGTTTTCTTAGATAAAGAAACCTCCGGTTCTCAAATACTTGATTTCTTGAATAGTGCTTTAAATCGTTTTCTGGATAAGGATGACTATCAAGTTAATACAGAAAAAGATAGAGAACTGATAGATCGAATTATTAAATCAACATCGTTGTCTAAGTTAAAGGTGGTAGTGTCCTATTCTAATAATGACAATAATAAAGGATGGAAAAAACTAATAGACGATCAGTTAAAGAGAAGTAGACCTAAAAAGGCTGTGCTTGATTTGAGTGGTTCAAAGAAAATTCCTATTGATGTAACTAGAAGTGAGATGATAACAGGTTTTGTAGAATTAAGCGCATCGAATGGATATGTAGAAGCAAGCGAAATAGATGAAAAAGGAGCTATTCATCCTATTCGGACAATAGATCATCCAATGGTAAAGGTGGTTGAGTTTATTGACAGTCCTATTTCTGCATTGAAAAAAATGATACGTTCTATTGCTGGATTTGGAGAAAAAACATCTGAATAGATGTTATATATTAAAAGAAACTGATTTATGAAGACTATTTATTATCCGGGATGGGGAGTTGTCTGGAAGATATATTCCAGAGAGAACTTAAAAAAATCTATTTGGTTACCGCTGGTTTTAACAGTAGTTTCTTTTGCTATCTGTTTCTTTTCGGGAAAAGCTTCTTTAGATTTAATAGAGTATGTTGCTTCGACAATTCTATCTGTGGGTCCAAATATGCTTGGGTTTACTTTGTCAGGCTATGCTTTAATGATGGGATTGAGCAACTCTGAGTTTGTTCGAGGATTGATTAATTTCAAGGAAGAAGGTAAAGATTATTCTTTATTTCAGTCTTTGAATACGATTTTTGCAGTTGTTTTGGGGATGATGTTTTTGACAACTATTGTAGGCGCATTTGCCTGTATTGTTGTAAAAGCAGAAATATCGCTACCTGAAGCTTGGAGCAGTTTTATAAATGCATACAATTGGGTATGTTTATTTGTTCTGATGTTTTTGATGTATTATACGATTAATGCAATAAAAGATGTTGTAATCAATATCTTTAATTTTGGTCAGTATGTGCAGGTATATGCAGAAAAAACAGAAGATGATGAGATAAATGAAAAAGGCTTCGAGTAGGATCCTTTGATGTATAAGTGATTTAAACTCTTTTTGTTTTTTAATCTTTATCTATCAGAATCGCCAAAAGAAATGGCAGAATTAATGTAGAAGTAGAGGGAGGGGAGAATGACAGAATCATTCTCTCTTTTCCTATAATATATAAAAAGATATGGCTAGAGGTCGAAAAAGTTTATTTCGGGAGGAGTATATTCAACTAGCGGAGAATTATGCTTTGTTAGGAGCTACCGATGACGAATTGGCTGATTTTTTTGGTGTATCAAAGCAAACTCTTAACAAATGGAAGAAAGATTATCCAGAATTCCTTGACTCCTTAAAAAGAGGAAAGGATATTGCAGACTCTAATGTTGCTTCGAAATTGTACAACCGCGCAATCGGTTACGACTTCGAGGAAACACATACTGTCTGCAAGAATGGCTTGGTTGTAGGAGAGAAGCATATCAAGAAGCATCAGCCGGCAGATACAACAGCAGCGATATTTTGGTTGAAGAACCGGCAACCGGAGAAGTGGCGCGACCGGAAAGAGTTGCAGATTGGTAATAAGCTGGGCGATGACCTGGAGAGTATGACAGATGAAGAGTTAAGGGCTATTATCCATGGCGAAAAAGAACAATCGGGAAATATTAATACAACAGGCGAAAGCGGCAATATTACTGAGGAGACGGGAGGCGAATAATGACTTTTGGTCATATTGTCTTTACCATGATCCTAAGTTCTTTGCCAAGCGACTATTCTTGAAGAAGGTCGCTGATGCTTTTACGCGGGTGTACGAGTCATATATGGCTGGTATCATCCGCCGGCTTGCTGTGTCTATGCCTCCGCGAGCCGGGAAGTCATATATTTCGTCGTTATTCATTGCCTGGATGCTTGGCCATTTCCCGGAGGAGTCAGTAATGCGTAACTGCTGCTCCGATACGCTGTACAACAAACTGTCCTACGATACCCGTGATATTGTCCGCTCTTCCCGGTTCAAAGAAGTTTTTCCGGATGTAAAACTACGTGGTGATAAACAGAACGTGCATGGCTGGAGCTTGGAAGCTGCCCGGCAGGTGAGTTACTTCGGGGCTGGTGTAGGCGGTACGGTAATCGGTTTCGGTGCGTCTATGTTGGCCATGACCGACGACTTGTATAAGAGTTTGGAAGATGCACTATCTGACACCAATAACGAAAAGGTCTGGTCTTGGAAGCAGGGAACACATGATTCTCGTATCGAGGGAAACTGTTGTTCAATCGACATCGGTACCCGCTGGTCGGCTACGGACGTTCTTGGTCGTATGGAGGAAATGGGGAAGTATGACGAGATTATCCGTATCGCAGCCCTGGATGAGAACGACCGCTCTTTTTGTGAGGATGTACATACGACAGAGTATTACCATGAACTACGAGAGGAAACGGACGATTCCATCTGGTGTGCCGAGTATATGCAGGAACCGATCGAGGCTATTGGGTTGTTGTTCCCTAAATCAGAATTAAACCGATTCAAGCTGGCAGATATAGAAGGTAAGCAACCGGATGGTGTTATCGGTGCTACCGATGTGGCAGACGAGGGAGACGACGATTTCTGTGCGCCTATTGCTAAAGTATTCGGTACGAAGTATTTCATTACCGATGTGCTGTTTACGAAAGACAATGTCGAGATTACCGAACCGAAGCTGGTTTCCTTGATCCTTGATACCCGTTGCGACAATATGCGTATCGAGAGTAACAATGGTGGTCGTTTGTTCGCCCTCAATGTCCGTAAGGCTGTAAAGGCAAAGAATGAGAAATGTATCATCCAGGCGAAACCGACAACAGCCAATAAGGATACACGTATCTTGTTGAAGTCTGGTTGGATTAAGAAGCATTGCTATTTCCTGGAAGAGGGCGAGTATAGGAAAGGTTCGGATTACGATCGGTTTATGAAAGCGCTTACCGGATATAAGAAAGAAGGTGGCAATAAGCATGATGATGCGCCGGACGGCATGACGATCCTTGCCGAGAATGTAGAGTTCATCGGGTTGTGCAAGGCTAACTCTGTACGTCGGGTAGCAAGGAGTAGATAATTCGATTTTATAAAATTTTTCCGAGGGGATAATTTTATAATTCAAAATTATCGCTACTTTTACTTCCCAATGTAGACAAAACGAAGATGATATCACATAAACAATATGAGTTTGCGCAAGCAAGAATAGAGAAACTGTTACCATTGGTGGATGATAATACACCTGCAAACGATAGAAATGCAGTTGAACTTATGATGATGTCAGATATAGTGATTGCTTACGAGAAAGAACATTATCCCATAGGTAAGTCGGCTGCGATTAAATAAAAACGTGATCATTTAAAGTGATTGCGCTTTTTCGTTTTATATTTTAGCATAAAACAATTATGCCAAGTATAAACGACATCCTTACAAATGAAGATTTTGGGCAGGTAGTTAGTACGCTATGTGTCGATACGATAGAATACCGAGAACCAAGAGAATATTACAACGAATATAATGGCGAACGTCGGAGACGTAAAACCTCTGTTGGCTGGCGTGAGCCTAAACGTTTAGAAGTCTATTCGGATACTTTGGTGGATAAAAATGGTGAACCAGTACGCCTTCCTGATAAGATCGTAGATGTGGCCCGTATCGTAACCAACTTTCCGAAGAAGGAGGTGCGTACCTCTGTCGCTTTCCTGTTTGGCGGGCAAATGACGATTACCGGAGCTGATCAGAACGATGGTTTCCAAGAGTTCAAACGTGTATGGGAACGCCGATTGAAGATGCAATCCGTTTTGAAGTCATTTGCACGCAAGGTGCTTTCTGAAAGTAAGGCCGCTCTTGTGTTCTATCCGTATATATCCAAAGGATTAGACGGCAAATTGATTACGGAGTTGAAGGTGAAAACGCTCTCTGTTCCCCGTAATGAAAATACTTTATCTGAATTTTATCCCCATTTCGACGATAATGATGATATGGATGCCTTTATCCATCGTTATCAAGTAAATTCTAATGGTATGATCCGGAACAGCTGTACAATCTGGACGGCAGATAAGATTATTACGGCTATCGATGAAATGGGCGGCTGGGTGATAAAAGAGGTTCCCAATCTATTCGGGAAGATTCCGGTTGTGTATGCCGATGTATTCCAACCTGAATGGGATGAAGTAGCGCTTCTGATGGATGCTCGTGAAATGCGTATTTCTCGCATGGTGGATACAAATGATTACTATGGTGATCCGATGTTGAAAACATTCGATGTGGCTGACTTGCCGACTAAAGACACTGTCGGAAAAGAATTGTCTTTTACTTCTAAAGTACATCCGGAAACGCAACAATTGTATCATGGCGATGCGGAATATCTTACTTGGAACGGCTCTCAGCCATCTGTGGATAAAGAGTTGGAAGAAACCAAATGCGAGCTGTTTTCCGGTACATCCACGCCGGATCTTTCCTTTGACAATTTGAAAGGTATTGGCAACCTGTCCGGTGTTGCCCGTAAATTCATGCTGATGGATGCCACTATCAAGGCGAGCGAGAACATGGAAACGTTCGGTCCGGTGGTTCAGCGTTGCGTGTCGGTCGTGTTGGCTGGGATATGCAATATTACCAACATCAAGTACCGTCCTCAATTGGTGAACAACCTGATCGATGTGGAATTTGGTTCCATTTTGCCGGAAGATTTGGCTGAAACCCTGCAAACCTTATCTATTGCCAATGGAGGCAAACCGATTAACGCTCAGCGCACGGTTACGGCTCATTCTCCGCTAACAGAAGACTTGGACGAAGAAATGAAGCTGATGAAGGAAGAGGAGGATACGGCTGCGCAACGTAATAACATGGTTGGTCTGACAATGGGATATGGAGAATGAAAGAACTATCATTTCATGAGCGACAATTCCTGCAACGTCTGTTCCGACAACAAGGCAGCATAAAGTATTCGTTTGACGAGTTTGTTCGTAGGGTAGGATCTCTTCTGGCTAAATGGTCGGATCATGGCGGCGACCGTGTATGGATAGGTAATGCTACTATTGAAAAGCAAATAGAACGTCTGTTGGATGATTTACACACGCAGCTCGTAAGCAATATATCCAATACAGTTACCGATGTATGGAATTTAGGCAATAGGAAAGCGGATGAACTGGTAACGGGCTATATTAAGGATATGGCTATCTCCACTACGCTAAGGGAAAAATTGTTTTCCCGGAATGCCGATGCACTGAATACTTTATTGAAACGTAAAGATGAATTTGGTAAAACCATATCCTCCCGTGTTTGGGATATAACGGACGGGGCTATGGATAATCTGGAATATTATCTTTCTTCGGGTTTATCTTCCGGCCGTCCAGCCGCGTTGATCAGCCAAGATATACGGCAATTGCTAAACGAACCCAACCGTCGTTTCCGCCGTGTAAGGGACGCGAATGGGAAGCTGGTTCTATCCCAGCCAATGAAAGACTATCATCCGGGGCAGGGTGTTTACCGTTCGTCTTACAAAAACGCTCTACGTTTAGCTGCAACGGAGACCAATAAGGCTTTTCGAACTGCCGATTACGAACGTTGGCAGAAAATGGACTTCGTGACTGGTTATGAGGTGGAACGTTCACCATCGAATCACGGTCCGTGTCCTGTATGTGATGCAAAGGCTGGCCAATACTCGAAGGATTTTAAGTTTACGGGCTGGCATCCGTTCTGCATCTGTATAGCTACGCCGGTCATGATGGATCATGAGGAGTTTGCGGAATGGTTGCTGGGGGATGGAAAGATTGAAAGAGATAGTATTTCAATCCAATATTCAAAAGATAGAACGAAAGAGCTGCAAAATTGGGCAAAGCAGTCTTTATTGAATGGCTCATTCTCTCATAAAGATTTTCCGGTACGAGTTAAAATGACAGGAAAGTCTATCAAAGAGTTCTTGAATCAGCCTCATAAGTTCAAGAAAGAGAAGAACGAATTGATAAAAAATATAGGAGCGATATTTGCCGGTTCGGATTACAAGGGGTATACTGAATACCATAAGGATAATCCTATGATTAAATATTCTCATGTTTTTGAAATTGAGTTGAACGGAGAGAAAAGTTGGATTATTGTTAGAGAAGATATAACCGGGAATGCCGTCCTTTATAGTATATCGGATAGTGATAAGGTCTTGACTGGCATAAAAAAGAAGTAGCCCGATAGACCATCACCGTAGAACTACAATCCACGGCTGAATCTGTCAGACTACTCTTTTGCAAAAATATAAATTATCTCCTAATTGTCTAACGATTTTGGAAATTTAATCGTCAAATCAACTATTGTCGTCAGGACAATAGTTGAACTGCGGTGCTGAACACCGTGTTTCAACTGAGGTCGTAATGACCCCAGTTGTTACGATCTGCACAATGGTTGAAATTAATCAAATTACCTCTGCCACCTCCTTTGGCTGCTCTACCACCTTAAATAGATTGGCGAGGAACTCCAATCCTTTCTGGGTGACGAGTACTTTCAAGACCATGAAACCGTCATGGTTGTTGCGGTCAATCCATTTCTCTTTTAGGACGAAATATCCACGTTTCACATATTCCTGTTTCGGTTCGTTCTTGTTCTTGAAGAACACGCCCATATCACGCAGTTTCTGGAACAGGGTGTTTCTTCCGAACGGTAGATTCAGAATTTTAGCAGACTGGCCAATGTCGATACGCTCGTCCGCGTCCATTACTTTATCCATAAATTCAGCCTTGGGGCGTAATTTGTTGTTTTCTTTTACCACGGTTTCAACTTTTCTCTCTAGTTGTTGAATTCGTTCTTCTTTGCGCTTCATGGTATCTTGGGCAACCAACAAGGCACGGGCCATAATCTCCTCCGGAGTCTCATCTGCTTTGGCGACCATGTAGCCTCCTGTTTTGCGGATGGCAGGGAGAATCTCTTCACATACCCAATCCTGGAACTTTTCTGCTTCGGGCAATTTGGAGCGCATGATTAGACGGTAGACATCGGATTCGGGAATAAACGAAATTTCCACTTTCTGTTCCGTACTTTTACCATATTGATTTGTAGTGATTGAGACCCCCTCGTGTTTTACGACCCCCTTGCAATGTCTATTGATAGCATCATATCGGTTACTATATCCTAACATAGCAGCAACATCACTTGCTACAAACATCGGTTTATTCTCTATAACCGTAACTCTGATTTCTCCGAATATCGGACTTTGGAAATATTGTATCTTCGCTTCCATAATAATTCGCGTTTAAAAGTGAAAGGGCAAAGACCGGAATTGCTTATTGTGGCTGTTTGCAATTCCAATCAATACCCTTTATTAATATCTTCCTATGGAGAACAGCCACGGACTCCGGATTAGAACGTTCTGAAATAATATATAAATCAGATTTTCTTTTTCCCGGAAATTTCTTTTCCCGCAGAGATTCTTCCTTCCTCAAAAGCTATCTCCACTGCCTCACTGGCACGAACCTTAGTGATATACCACTTGCCGGAGAGTTTTACCTTGTGGTGGTTAATGTATTTCTTGGCTTCTTTCATGGCTGTTCCTCCACACCTACGTTGATATCGTGGAAAATCGTATAACCTATCATTTCTCCAATGTCAGACATAATGGTGAACAGGTTGTCATAGATTTTTTCCAGTTTGATAGAATAAGCCTCGTTCATCGGGGCTTCGTCATTATCCAGCCAATTCCCGATACGCGACTTGACGGATTTGAGTTCACGCAGCATGGTAGTTAGTTCTTCTCGTTCCTCTTTCAAAGGCAATACTTGCTTTTTCATTTCAGACCTCCTTTCTGCTCCTGTAGTTTCTGATTGAGCTTTTGGTTCTCTGCAAAGAGCTGGTTCATGATGTGGCGTTGGTACGAAAGCATACCTTCGGTTCTACCGATAGCGCGTCCGGCATCATAAGCTGCCTGGAGTTCTAAAGTTGAATACGGTGAACCGGAAGCCAAGATAGCTTGCAATTCAGGATTGGAGTACTTACCCGTTTCGTGGGTGGACGTACTTGTGGCACTACTATTATTCATGCCACTTGTAATTTCATGTTCCTTGGTCATTTTTACTAATGAAATTATAAGATACAAAAAAGGCTGTCAGCCTCCCATTCCGACCAAGGAACACGTTTTATACGAATTATACGTATAGGTAACGTAGTAGGGATTTTGACAGCCTAATATCTTTGTGTTTGGGATATGGGCATAAAAAATCCTATACAGTATATTCATATAATAAAACTTTGTTCCTTGGTCGTTGAACGTTGCAAATATGGGTACTTATTTTTGATTATGCAAATATTTATTCATTATTTTGCAAATGCAACCGTTGATGGATTCGACTTTCTTGCCGGAGGTTGCTATCATCAAGATAAAAAGAAAGAGAGGTTAGAATGCGCAGTGAGTGCGTGTTACTCTCCGTCATCAAGATAGGATAGTTAAGAATAAAAAACTATTCAATTATGGAAACATTGTTTTCATTTATTTGGGAAATCTCGAAAGAGATTATAATCCATTATATCATAAAGATGATAGATAAGTACCTTGGAGATAAATAAAAACTGAAAAGTTTTAGCCTGTGGACGTGTCCATGGGCTTTTTTTATGTCAGTAAAATCCTAATCGTCTTTATATTTTAAACAGAAAACTCTTATGACAATTTTAGATTTAATCAAGGCGGCATGTAAGACGAAAGGCGTGCCAGAGAAGTATGCGGAACGTATTCAGAAGACGTTCAAAATCGAAAAAGCTGAAGGAATGGAGGCTTTTGTGGACCTGTTCAAAGAAAATATCCTTCCGGCTATCCAGGAGGCAGAGAATGAAGCTAAGACTACGGCTGAAACGGCTGCGGTCGCTGCATACGAAGCAAAACATGGATTAAAAGACGGTAAACCGGTGGAAGATCCGGATAAGAATAAGAAAACGGAAGAAGAGCTGTTGAAGGATCTTAGCCCGGAAGTAAAAGCTTATCTGGAAAGTATGAAGAAGAGTGTCGATGATATGGCTAAAAAGGTGGGTGATTCCATTACTAACTCGGCAAACGAAGCCAAAAAAGAAACAGTTCGGAAGCAGTTGAAAGATGCCGGTCTTCCGGACAGCTGGCTGGGACGTGTGGATTTGGCTTCTGAAACGTCTATCGAGGATCAGATCAAGACACTATCCGAAGAATATACCGGAATCCAGCAAAAGGCGATCGATGATGCTGTGGCTCGTGGCGATTACGCTCCCGGTTCCGTAAATCTTCAGGACCGTTCCGAAGCGGATTGGGCGAAGCTGATGGATCAGGACGTCGATAATAGTGCAAATAATCCCGGTGTGGTAAACCTGGGTATTGAATAATCCAAGTAAAGTGTAACGTTATGTACAGAAAAAGAGAAAGAGAATTCCAGTATCCTCCCGGAATTGAAAAGATTATTGAGGATGTGATCGGTGGTGGGACGATTGATCGCAGAGACTTGCAGAACGCTTTGTTCAATGGCAAGGCGTTGGACGAACTGCCTCCGATTGTAATAGTAGTAAAAGATCCGGAAACAGGGCTGTATCATGTATTGAAGACGGCAATGGCTTCCGATGCAGGTAGTGAAACAACTTATAAGGTGGCCAAGAATCATCTGTTCGGTGTGGGTGACTTCGTGACGATTGGTGGCGCTTTGACTGGCGCTTCCGATAAGATCACAGCTATTGATAAGAGTAATGCGGATTTCGATACGATTACGCTGGCAGCAACGATTGGGGCTGCAACAAAAGGTCAAGTATTGGTTCAGGCTAAAGACAAGCAGGCTGCGAAAGCCGCCAAGTTACCTTATGATGGCGAATTGGTCGTCACGATGAATAAAGTCGACTTGACTGTAGCTAACCAGCAGTCCGGGTTATTGGTAAGAGGTACGGTAAACGAATCCTGTATGCCGTTCCCGGTAGATAAGGACTTAAAGGCATTAATGTCGTTTATCCGTTTTGTGTAATCCATTAAAATCTGATATATGGAAAGAAGTTTAATTAAACAGGTGAATAAAAAGAACATGGCGGCTCGTTTGAATACCCGGCATGTGAAACCAGTCGTTTTCCCGAACTTCTTCGGGGTGAAAAGAAAGACTTCGTTGAAGTGGGAGACACTGACCGGCGAGAAGGGTGCTCCGGTAATGGCAGATGTGATCTCTTTTGACGCTTCCGCTCCGCAGAAGACGCGCGAGGTAATCAGCAAGTTGTCCGGTGATATTCCAAAGATAGCCGTTAAGCGTGGTATGAACGAAAGTGATTACAACGAGTACAAACAGTTGGAACGTGACGCACAGGGTGACGCAGATCAATTGGCATTGCTGAACCTGGCTTTCAAGGATCAGGATTTCGTGTATAACTCTGTCCGTGCCCGTTTCGAATGGTGGTGTATGCAGCTCATGAGCCGTGCGGGTTTCCATTTGTCGGCAAAGAATAATAGCGGTGTCGTTACGGCTGAGTTTGTTGGTTGTGGTATGCCGAAGAAGAACCAGCGTAAATCTTCTGTAGATTGGAGCAACGCTTCAACGGCCAACGGCTTGCAGGATATCGAAGATACGGTTGTTGCTGCTTCTGCCGAGGGAGTAACGATTCGCTATGTAGTGATGCACGTGGCTGACTTCTCTTTGTTGAAGAAGCAGAAATCAACATTCGACACATTGAAGGCATGGGTTAATTCGTCTTCAAAAATATTGGTGACGAAAAATCTTATCAACGAGTATCTGGCCGAACAGGAAATCCCGGTGAAGATCATTACTGTGAATCCGTCTGTCCGTATCGAGGACAAGGCTCATCGTCGTAAGACGATCAATCCGTGGGAGCGTAAACGTGTATGTTTCTTGGAGGATTTGAAGGTTGGTGATATCCAACACGGACCGATTGCAGCCGAATCTTCCGCTACCTTGCAGAAGATTGCCCTCATGGTAAAACAGGATTGGGTATTGGTTACCAAATGGTCTGAACTGGAACCGTTCAAGGAATGGACGAAAGCAGAAGCAAATGCTATCCCTGTCGTAAACGATCCGGATGCCATGTTCATCATGAAGGTGGATGGCAAGGATTGGAGCGCATCTGAAGATACTGAAGGTACGGATGATATCCCGGCAACATTCTTAGGTGAAACTGTTGAACCGGAAGATCAAACGATTCAGGATACCGAAAACGGAGAATAACGGCCATGGATAAGACGATCCGAGATACAATACTTGCTTATCCCGGTCTTGCCGACTGTGAAGATTTTTTGGACAACGTCGTTTTGCCGGGACGCGGCCTTGAAGGTACAGAGGATAGTAAGACGATCGATATTCAAAAACAAAAGCTGGTGGCTGCCGACCTGTATTCAATGGTCGGTGGTCTACCGGACTTCACAGAAAACAAACTCTCTATCACTTATCCTCGTTCCTGGTATGACGCTACGGCAAAACGGCTGTATAGGGAAGGTGGAGAACCGGAGAAAGCAGAACTGATCGGGAATAAGATTGAAGTTCCAAAAGGAAGGGCACGAAACAGATGGTAAGACGGTATTCACATAAAGCGATAGTAACAATCCAATCCGGACAATTGGTAAAAGGGGAATGGGTTGCCGGAGAACCGACGGAAATAGAGGTTACAGGGCAATACTTTCCATCCAATAGCGGACAGCAATTGAAGCGGAATGTCGATGGGAAGGAATTTATCGTACACGGTGAGTTCTCGACAAAGGCCCGTCCTGTGGAAAATGCGAAGCATATCCGGATTGACAGTATCGCTCTCGATGTGGATATCATTAGCTGGGAACCGTTTCAGACTCACTCTGTAATCTATGTGTAGCTTATGGCAAGGAAAGGTGGTTTGACTCCGATGTGGAGCGATAGAGAAGTAGAACGTTGGTTCGATTATTATGTGGACCGGGCGGAAGAGCGGATATACAAATTATTGCAACGTGCCGGGGAAGAGTTCGTGAAGATTGCCCGAAAGAAAGGAAACTATCAGGATCATACTGGTAACCTCCGTAGCTCTATCGGTTATGTGATCGTCAAGGATGGCGATATATTGACCGAGAACTACGAGTTGTCAGATAAGAAAGGTACCGATAAATATACGGGATTGAGAGAGGCTAAAAGGCTCGTATCAGAATTACTACCCCTTTATAAGAATGGCTGGGTATTGATTGGTGTAGCCGCTATGCCTTATGCCAAGTATGTGGAAGCAATCGAAAATCTGGATGTTATCTCCGTTGCCACGGAACATGCCGAGGATTGGATCAAGAAACAGAGTCGAATGTTATTTGATAAACTCGCTGAGAAAGGATATTGAACATGGCTGATCAGTTTGATATAGTAGATATCGTGTATGATGCGGTTGAACCGGTCAGTACGAGCTTTATTCTGTACAAAGATCGCTCTGGTGATGGTGAGACAAAGAATCATATCACAATCCGGATGCTCACGTTAAATGAAACAGAGGTTGTGAATAAAGGTTCGGTTAATATCAACGTATTTGTGAAGAATCAAGCGAAAGGCAGGCCTGATCGACAGCTAATGAAAGGAGTGACACGAAAAGTTAAGTCTGCACTACGAAATATCACACCTCCTTTCGGCATGTATTGGAAATCTCGGATCGTATGGTCCGAACCTCTTGGCGAAGCAAAAGAAGGCTTCGATTGTACGAATATAAGATTTGAAGTAATAACAGAAATAGATTAAGAATATGGCTAATGAAAGAAGTTTGGCGGTAGGCGTATCCTTCTTAGGATATGGTGACCCCGGTGATGGTGTTCCGGCCTCTATTTATACACAGTGTCCGATCGTTCATGAAGGCTCAGTTGCTTTCAATTTCAATGAAGCGACCTCTGTCGATTTCCGTGCGGAAGGGATGAAAGATCCCTGGGAGTCATTCGATAAGGCTGGCGACCCGGATAGTTTTGAATTTGCTATCCCGTCGCCGACAGCTCAGGAGATGCTCGCGTTTTGTGGTGGTTCTGTAAGTGGTGGTAAGTGGAATGCTCCGATTGATATTCCAAATATCCGCAAATCGTTCAAGATACAGACAACACCGTACAAAGGTAAGTATACGGAATATACATTTGCCATTTGTAAAGTCAGTGCCCGCTTGAGTCAGGCTCCGTCTTCAGAACAAACAGACCTTTTGCTAGTTAAATGTACCCGTTTGGCAGCAATTACCTCTGCTGGGCAGCAACGATCTTCGTTCGGTCGGGCGGTGATGAATGTAACCCTTACTCCGGTAACGGCAGTTGCAATCACCGGTACACCCAGAGTTGGTGAAACGCTTATGGCCACCTTGACACCTGCGGAAGCGACTGGTGATTTCCAATGGCAACGTAAAGTGGATGGCCAGGGAGAAGCCCAAGATATTGAGGGGGCTATTGGTGACAGTTATATGATCCAGCCGGAAAATGAAGGCGATAAAATCCTTGTCAAGTTTATGGCAAACGGTTTGTATTCCGGAGAGAAGACAAGCGCAGAAACAGAAGCCGTACAAGCAGCAGAATAATTAAGGACTGTTGTTTAGGTTATCGAAAGCCTCGGAACTATCCGGGGCTTTTATATTTTAATCGAAAATATGAGTGTAAAACAAGTACTCCAGTTAGAAAGTGAATCCGTTTCTTGTCAGCCGGTAACCATTCCGTTTGAATTTACCCGGCTTGAATCATTACCGGAAGGAAAGACGGTAGGGGATAGTATCGCCATAACCCCGATCACTGTCCGCACCTGGTTTCGAATAAAGCCTCTTTTGCTTTATATCGATAAAGAGGATAGAGAGGTTTTGATTGCTGATAAGAATAAAGGATTTTCCAATCAGGTCGCCGAACTGATAGCCAAATATGACGAACTTATCTTTGAAATCGTATGTCTTGGCATTCATAATAAGAAAGGTGATATGCCGGCCTGGTTCCGGGAAGTTCTGAAAGACAACTGTACATGGGAGGATATCTATATCCTTCTGAATGCCGTCTTGTACCGGGTAGGCTGTAACCCTTTTTCTCGTACTATCATAGCGCTGGAAGCTGTGAGCCCGTTAAGCGAAGTGGAGATAATAGCCCTTCAGAAAAACAGCGAGACATGGAAGAAGAAGGCCCTCAAAGCAGCTTCATGTTCTTAGTGACCTGCAACGAGGCTTTCGGCTATTCTCATGAACAAATATTGGATAGCAGCTTTGTTTTGTTGGTCGGCATGCTTCGTGAACGTGGTTATTTGATGAATCGAAGGGTCAAAGATTTTCATTCGGAAGATACGTCAATTAAAGAGGAAGATGGAGAATGGGTTGAAATGGTTGACTTCGATACAGGCCATGTGAAACGGATAAAGAAAGTTTTATCTGCATAACTATATATTACATTGAAAGTAGAGAAAAGGTTTTGTCATAGTGATAAATTTTGATTTGTTTGGTAGTAAGAAAGCCCTGCGGACTGTGAAGTTAGCAGGGCTTTGTTCGTTAAAAAGATATCGGGTAACGTTCCGGATGAATTATGCTGTCAATCTCAAGATCCACATCGATTGCATCCCAACGCAACGATTCTTCATCCGGCATGGTTACATCCAATACATCCGAGACTTTTGCATTTCTAAACCAAGGATATCTGTCATACGATAGATAATATTCCTTTCCTCCTACGAAAAGGAGGATACCGCGTGCATTAATCATTGTTACTTCCGCGGTGGTTGTTCCATTTTTCTCTAATAATACGCTCATGTTTTTGTACCTCCTTTAGTATGTTTGAAATTTCAGTTGAAGAAAAACCTTTATTCTCAGCCAAAGAAATAGAAGGTTCTATCCAAATTTTAGCCTTTTTTTCTGCCTGTCTGATATGTATATGCATTCTGTTTTCTTCTAAAGAGAAGAAAAAGAAACGCATTCCATTTTTATAAAAAACCGTTGGACTCATACAGCAAATATACAAAAGATTCCTGAATACAAATGCTTTTAGTTTATATTTTACCATAAACGCATTATGGGAATTAGAAATAGGGAGGGAGCGCTATATGTTGCGACAGGATTTGATAACTCTGGCTTTTACGAGGGGAAACGCGAGGCTATGGGAATTATCAAGACTCTGGCAAGTGAGATTACCTCTTTTGACGTATTCGGTGGCATTGGTATTAGTGCGGCAACTGCTTTTGCACAGGCAGCAAAAAGCTCATACGACTTTGAAAAAGAGTTCCGGAAGAACATGCTGGAAGTGGCGACCATTTCCACGCAGGTGACGGATGATATGACCGGTTTTATGAATCAGGTTATGTCTATAACCCAAGAGATACCGATCAAGGCTCCGGAGGCCGCTAAAGCACTTTATAGTATCGTTTCTGCCGGTCATGATGGGGCGGCTGGTATGAAAATTCTAGAAGTTTCGGCTAAAGCAGCCGTGGGAGGGCTTACAGAAACCGAGACGGCAGCCGATGCTGTTACAACGATCCTGAATGCTTATAAGATGTCAGCAGAGGAGGCCGGTACAGTCTCGGATCAGCTTTTTACAACTGTCCGATTGGGTAAGACTACATTTGGCGAATTAGGAGCCTCCATAGCCCAGGTTGCACCTATTGCGGCCGCATACGGGATCAGTATTGATCAGGTGTTGGGTGCAGTCGCTTCATTGACCAAACAAGGAACGCCGACATCGCAGGCAATGACCCAAATCCGGGCTGCTATCCAGGGTACTGCTGGGGAACTTGGGGATGCCGCTTTTCAAGGGCGTACTTTCCAGGAAGCATTGCAGTTGATTAATGAGAAGGCTGGCGGTTCTGCTTCTAAGATGAAGGAAATGCTCGGTACGGATGAAGGATTGGCTGCAACATTGGCTTTGACCGGAAAGAATGCTAAGTCGGCAGCGAGTGATCTCGGAGAGTTACAGAACTCTTTAGGAGCTACGGAAGCCGCGTTTGAGAAGATGAAAGATGCTGCAGACAATCAGCTTACATTGTTGGCTAATAATGTACAGGCCTATTTGCGTCCTTTGGGAGAGAAGATTCTGAAAGAAGTCTCCGATATTGCCAAGGCTTTTAATGAAGCATTTGAGAATAACGATATAGAAGGTACAATATCAAACCTTGAATCGTTGGTAAAGAATGCAGCTGGAGCTTTTCTTTCATATAAAACAGCTATTCTATTAGTTCAGGTAGCTCAACATTCGTATATAAAATCATCTGCTCTAAGCCGATTAGCGACAATTCAACATACGACAGCTACAGCATTACTTACCGGTGCTTTAAGAAAACAGGCTGTTGCTATGTTGGCAGCAGGAAAGGCAGCTCTTACAAACCCATATGTATTAGCAGTGGCAGGTGTTACCGCATTGGGATATGCAATATTCAAACTTGCGACACAGGCTACAGCTTCGGAAAAGGCGTTGGCTGCTCATAATAAGAGAGTCGCAGAAATGAGAGAATGGTCTGATGGAATGAGAAGCCAGACGGAAGAAATGTTGGGTGTGTTGCAAGATGAAAATAAGTCCACTTTGCAAAAGGTTGAAGCTTATAAAAAGTTACAAGAGCTTTATCCGAATGAATTGAAGAATCTTTCTCTACAGAAATTCCTTTTAATGGATATGGTTGAAGTCAACAAGATGTTGTCCAAGTCGATAGATGATCGTACTATGGCACAACAACGTGCCACTGTGAATTCCATTGAAGAAGAGATGGCTAAAAATAGTAAACGGATTTCTCAATTAGATAAAAAAAGTTGGATTGACACTAGCTTCCCGGAAGCACTTGAATTACGTCGGTTGCGAAAACGGAATGAGCAGCTAAAGATAGAACATGAGAAAGCAGTAGAGATCGTTGTACAAGGATTAAAAGATCGTACAAAAGCAGAGGCTTTGGTAAATAGCCAATCAGAACAAGAAGAGACGAAGTTTGCAAAACCTGTAGATCAGAAAGAACTTGAGAAACAGAAAAAACTTCAAAAGGAACTCTTATCCCTTCGTTGTCAAAACCAGCAATCCGAAATTGACCTGATGAAAGAAGGTTCCGACAAGAAGATCGCCCAGTTGAATCTTGATTATGACAGAGAGTTGGATACTATCCGTGCAAGAGAAAAAGAATGGAGAGAGGCACAAGGCGGAAAGTTGACTAAAGAGCAGACGATTGAGATCCGAATGGCAAAAGTCAATGCTGGGGCCAAATTAGGAAATGCGACATCTGATGTTATCCATGAGCAGATTGAAGCAGAAGAACGCGCCATGAACGAATACTTGAAAGAATATGGTTCATATTTGGAAAAGCGTCAGGCTATCACGGAGCTTTATAATGAGAAGATAGCAAAGGCCACAACGGAAGGTGAACGGCTTTCCCTTGCAGAAGGTATGAAGAAAGAGCTGGCGGACGTGGATAATGAAGCCCAAAAGAGCACCTCCATCATCACCCGGTTGTTTGATGATATGAGTAAAAAGAATATCACCTCTATTCGTGCCATTGCGGATGAAGCGGAAAAATTCTTGTCTTTTCTTGAAAGAGGGGAATATTCCTCTGATAATTCATTCGGTATTACCAAAGAACAGTTTGATGTGCTTCGCAAGTCACCGGATCAGTTGAAGGCCATCAAGGATGAAATAGCCAATGTTCGCCGTGAAGCTGACCAAATGGAAACCTCTTTTAATAAAGTTTCAAATGGCTTGAAAAAAGTCTTTACCTCTGAAAGTGATGCCAAGAAGTTAAAAGAAGGTTTGGCAGAAATAGAAGAGGGCATGAGTGAAATTATGCAGACCGGACAGTTCCTCTCTGATACGTTTTCGAAGCTCGGAGATTCGTTTGGTGGTGTATTCGGTGGGATAGCTGAAGGTTTCAGTGTGGCTATGGACACTGTAAGTTCTGCAATGAACGGTGCGAAAGCCGGTTCCATGTTCGGTCCGATCGGTGCGTCTGCCGGTGCTGCCATTGGCGTTGTTACATCTTTGGCCGGTGCCATCGCCAAAATCCATGACAAGAAGAACGAAAAACGTATTCAGCGGTTGCAGGATCAGATCGACACATTGGATAAATCATACGAAAAATTGGATAAATCCATTCAGAAGGCTTATTCGAATGATGCTTCCCGATTGATCGATCAGCAGAACAAACTGTTGGAACAACAGAAAGTTTTAATCCAACAACAAATCCGTGAAGAACAGGATAAAAAGAATACCGATAAGGATAGGATAAAAGAATGGCAAAGCCAAATTGACGAGATAAACGAAGCCATAGCGGACAACAAGGAGAAGGCCAAAGATGCCATCTTCGGGGAAGACCTGAAATCCGCCATTGACAACTTCGCTAACGCACAAGCCGAAGCGTGGGCTTCCGGTGAAGACCGGGCAGAATCGGCAAAGGATACTGTCAAAAAGATGATGCGCCAGATGGTCACAGAATCCATCAAGGCAGCAACGGAATCTTCCGGTGCGATGGAGAAGATTCGTGACAAACTGAAGGAGTTCTATGCCGACAATGTCCTTTCCGGCTGGGAACAGGATTATATCTATAACATGGCGGAAGAACTGCAAAAGGAGATTGACAGGCAGTTCGGTTGGGCTGATAGCCTAATGAAAGATAAGGTGGAAGAGCCGGAGAAAGAAGAAGATATATCCGAAAATACCCTGAAAGGCGCATATGCCAAAGCTTCCCAGGAAAGCATCGACCTATTGGCCGGTCAGACCGGGGCCGTCCGTGTCCTGTTGGAAGACATCCGCGGCAGTATGCAACCGATCCGGGAACAAATGAGGCTGATCTATGATATGCAATCCAGAGGTTGGGAAGAAGTGAAGGCCATCCGCGAACTATCAGATAAAGTGGAAAAGAATACCGATCGGATCGCCGAGAATACGAGAGAGATCAAAGAGGTTGCCGGTAAGATATCGGAGAACACCAGAGGCACGGTTGATGCCTTGGAAGGTACTATTAACGTAAAAGTAAAAATGTAGCATTATGGATAAAGAGTTTTTTGAGATAGCAAACCGGTTAGGTGCCTGCCGGTTGTTGCATGGTACGGAAAACAAAGAAGAGCTTATGCGCCTTCTGCTGACACCGCAGGGTACGGAGTTCTGCATGAAGAATAATTTCCCGTCTATGGAACAATTACGAGAGTTCCGGGGCAAGAAGGCCGAAAGCATGGGAATCTATATCGAGACGGACGTGAAACTGACGAATCCGGTGAAGGTATTCCTGGCCGGTTCCAAGGCAATCCTTCATTTTGATACGATCGGCCGCTACAACGTGATCCTGATGCACGGGGCGGAAGCCGAGATCCATGCGAGTAACTATGCCGTGGTGTTCGTAAAGAACGCTGGCGGTAAGGTAATAACTCATAAAGACAAAAGACCTATATACTGAATGGGGATGTAAATTATTGGAAGGTTCTTTTGATGATCTTCTGAAATACCCCAAACGTAAGGCAGTCAAATATAACAACTGGGCGGAAGCCGACGGGATCGATCCCGATCTGTCGGTTGTGGAGTTCGAACCTAAGACCGTCAAGTTGAAATTCCTCATGAAGGCAGAAACGCTTGAGCAGTTCCGGTCCGGGTATAGAAAGTTTGTTGCTGATCTGTCCGCACCGGGCTATCGGGAATTCAATCTTATTGCCGGTATGACCAACCGCTTACGATTCAATGTCGGCTCTTCTCACGAACAGCCTGTGCCATTTAATGCAGGGGAGAACGTATCTGTGTTTGAACTTTCTTTTGTCGAGGACAATCATGCCATTTATCCGGCAACTCCGGCCGGCGGTATCGGGCTTCGCGGGCAGTATGCGATTAATGGGATAGACTTTGCAGACTTCGGTATAGGATCGGACGATAACCAGGAGGACATCTTGAAATATCCTGCGGTTAAGGCGCCGTTCACCGATGGCCGTACGGTAGACCTTTCGACAATCAAAACCCTGCATCGGGAAATAAAACTGTCCCTTTGGATGTTGGCCGGCAGTGTGGAAGAGTTTCTGAATAATTATCGGGCATTCTTTAGCCAGATATCCGGTGTAGGAAATCAGGAATTATATATTAAGACGTTGGATGGTATCATTCAGGTGTACTATACTGATTGCCCGTCCTTTTCTGTGGAAGTCTGGCAGGAGAACCGGATAGGAGCAAGATTCACTATTTCTGTTGTTGTTCCCGTAGTGAGTTGGATAGATGCTGGCGGTGATGTTCGTTACCGTGTGCTGAAGGATCCGGATTTGGGGTTATTGGCAGACGAGCAAGGTAGAATAATAGTTTTCAATTGATATGGCAGAAGAATTTGAAATAATCAGGGCTAATTTGCTTCCGGCAGCCGGAACAATAACCGATAATGATATGATCCTGATCATTCAGGGTGGGAGACCTAAGCGTGCTTTGCCCTCTGCAATGAAAGGTAAACAGGGCGATCCCGGCCTTAGTGCGTTTTTAGGGATAAACGATAAATACATCCTTTGGAAACAAGGAGCTAATGGTGCTTGGCAGAATCTGTTGGAAATTGAAAAAATTCGTGGGCCGAAAGGAGAGAAGCCGGTTTTTCGAAAGTTGAACGGTACGCTTCAAATGAAATACGAAGGTGAGCCGGATAGTGCATACGTGGATATTTTCGACCGTGAAGAATTGAAAATGAAGTTTTCCGATCTGACACCAGCAGAAGTGGATCAATTGAAACTGCATTTTTCTGATCTGACAGAGACTGATAAGGCCGAACTTATGAAGCCGGCAACGGATGCGGCAAAAGAGGTTCGTGAACAGATGTCCCAAATTAAGGAGGAAGCTAATACTGCTATATCGAATGTAAACACCGCAAAAGTGAGCGCAGAGGCGGCAACCAAGGCTGCAAATGATGCCGCAGCTTTAGCAAATGCCGCAGCTGGTCAAGCAACTCAATCTGCCGGAGATGCTGATGCAGCGACCAAATTGGCTGTTGCTGCCACTGCATTGGCGGAGGAAAAAGCCGGTATAGCCAATACCGCAGCCGAGAATGCCGATACCGCAGCAGCTTCAGCCAATATGGCAAAGGAAGAAGCAGATAAAGCAACTGTTGAAGCCAATATAGCCGCAGGAAAGGCCAATGATACCGCAGGAAAGGCTGACACGGCAACATTAAATGCCAATACCGCAACGGATAAAGCGAATGAAGCAGCATCCTCGGCTACAACTGCCGCCGAAAATGCTAATGCGGTTGTAGAGCGTGCGGATGATACCATAGCTTCTGCCGAGACTGCTACAAAATCGGCGACGGATGCAGCTTTGGCCGCAAACACGGCAAAAGAAAATGCAGACAAGGCGGCAAATACAGCCAATGTTGCCGCTACTCAGGCCAATGAAAAGGCAGGACTGGCGGATACGGCTGCTTTGGCTGCTAATACAGCAAAGGAAGATGCCATAGTCGCAACCGGCGAGGCCAACACAGCCGCCGACCGCGCCAATCGTGCAGCCGAAGCCGCCGAAGGAGTCATCAGTGGACTACAACCCGACTGGAACGTTACCGATCCTGTCAATAAGAACTACATCAAGAACAAACCGGAGATCCCGACGTTGGAGGCTATCCCGGACGAAAATACATTGAGCTATGTCAATACCGACGGTACAACCATCAATTTTCGTATCGGTGATGATGTGCGTGTAGCGGAAGATGGCGAATATGTATTCTACCGGCTTTATGATCTTGCCGGGGGAAAAGCCTCGTGGCAGGAATCCGGCAGCGGTACAGCCTTGCCTGGTAATGTTTATCTGACAGGAGCCAATTATTACAATGAATCAGTACGAACCATCAAACAAGGATATTTAAGCAATGAGTAAGAAAGGAGCATTTATTTATCAACAGATCGAACTGACGACGGCTGAATGGGCAATCAATACGACGGTCTATCCGGCATCGGTGTGGCTGTTCGAACGGTTGGATAATGGCAAGTTCAACATGAAGCTGGCTGATGGAGCGCATACGTTTGCAGATCTTCCAGCTGTTTTGCAGGACATGCAGGTCAGTGTCAAAACCAATAACGAAACGACATATATCCTCCAGATAACGACCGCAGCCGGAACATTCGACACACCGAACCTTAAAGGTGCAAAAGGTGATAAGGGAGACAAGGGCGAAACAGGCGCAAAGGGTGAAACCGGAGCCAAAGGAGAACAGGGTTTGCAGGGTGTCCCCGGTCCTCAAGGCGAACGGGGCGAACAAGGTCCCCAAGGAGAAACAGGCGCACAGGGTCCGAAGGGCGAACGAGGCGAACAAGGTCCGCAGGGCTTGCAGGGCGAGAAAGGCGAAACGGGTCCACAGGGCGAACAGGGTCTGCAGGGCATACAGGGCGTTCCCGGCAAGGATGGGGCAATCACTGTAGATGCTCCGTCCGACACATCTGCGTATGGCAGGAAAGCCGGTGGATGGGTGAAAGTCGTTGAAGCTGTAACGGGAAAAGGTCTGTCAACCAATGACTACAGCAACGAAGAGAAAACAAAGGTATCCGATTCCTTGCGGCTCAAAGAGTATGTCGATGTTAGTTCTTTGTCATCGCTTCCCTCTTCGCCCTACAACCTGCGTTTTGCCTATTCGAGTACATCTGTGCAGGCGATCAACTTTGCGAATATAGGAAGCGTTCCTGAGATGCAGGAGTTTTATCTGTCCATTAAGAACAACACCGGATCAACGATTAACCAACCGATCCCAAACGGTTCGGGCTGGCAATCGGAGGAAACAAGCGTTGAACTGCCAGCTGGTAAAGCCACAGGGGTATCGCTGAAAAAAGAACATGGGATAATTGTCGTGAGAGTATAATGAAAGGAGGTGAAAGATGAAGAGACGGGTGATGACGGGAAAAGATACCGAATCCGATTTTTCCAATCAGTGGAATGCTAAGTATTACTTTCCATTGAACGGTGATTCGTATGAATGTGTCAATGGGGTATTAGGCGAGCTGAAAAACAATGTACAATGGAAAGACGATAGCATTTTTACAGGAAATAAATCTGCGTATTTTATAAACGATTCTGGAATTAGGATACCGACAACGGGATATGTAAAGAAAAACGCATATAGTATTTCCCTGTGGGCTAAAAAGTATAACGAATCAGTAGACCGATACGGAGGAATTATAGTAAGCCGAATAAAAGACGGAGAAGGATATGGACTTGAAATGAGGTATAAAAACATTCAAAATATTAATGATGGAATTAATATTACAACCAATAAATTCAATGTTTGGTGTCATTATGTGGTAACTTACGATAATAACACGATGAGTGTTTACGAAAATGCTACACTTGTTAAGACAATAAATGATCCATTCTACGAAGGTTCTCACTTCTACATAGGTCTGGATGATATATTTTTCACATCAGTAACCGAACGATCATATAATGGACTTATATGTGAAGTCTCCATATTTGAACGCATATTATCCAGAAGTGAGATAAATCAATTATACAATGGCGGTAAAGGATTAAAATTAAATTGATTATGCTATACATCCAAAAAGAAATCCAATTCTGGGAGACCGACGCTCCCCTTCCTGACTCCTACAAGGTAGGCACAATGGAAGAAGAATATAACGACGGCGCATATCTCTTGTTAGACGCCGAACAGGAACAGTTCCACACCGACCATCCGGAGGCAAGTTCGCTGGAATGTTGGCGGAAGGAACTCACTCCGGAACCCGAACCGGCACCGGAAGAAAAGCTCTGGCGTGCCCGTGATGCCAAACGGCAGGAAATCTACGACAAAGACATCCATCATTATTATATTGATAAACAGGACGCATATGTCTCGAACACCCTGCAAGTGAAGGATAAGTGTGGCCGGCAGGAAGAAGTCGAAGTAGGCGGTCATCTGTACGCCTCGAATATCTTAACGGTTGCTCTTGACGAAATAGCGGACTATTCGGAGCAGTGCGCCAAGGTGACAGACGGCTTGCTATCCCGTATCGATGCCGCCCAAACAGCCGAGGAGGTCGAAGCTATCGTGGTGAAAGGCTATCCTGAAATGATCCATACAACAACGGCAGCCTTGCAAACTAAAGCAGATAAGGCAATCGCTAAATCCCCGGAAGCGCAGGCAGTGACCTTTGCCCGTGCGATGATGAACAGCGTGTCTCTCACAGCCAGCCAAGCGTTGGAGATGCAGGTCTTATTCCCCATTTGGGGTGAGAAAGATGCGGAGTTTGGCAAGGAAGTTGAAATAGGCTTCCGGCTTCGAGTAGTGGAAGGAGAAAGCGACACTTTGTTTGAAGTGATACAAAAGCACAAGCTGCAAGCCGATTGGAAACCGGGCATAGAAACTGCTTCACTGTATAAGATCGTTGAAGCTGAGCACGCAGGCACGCTTGATGATCCTATTCCATACGTGCAGGGTATGGCATTCGAGAAAGACAAATATTATGAACAATACGGTGTGATCTATCTCTGCATTCTGACAACCGTTACAGGTTATCCGAACGACTTGAAAGACTTGCCCACAATTGTACAGGAGGTAAAGCAATGAAACAGGTTATGTTATTAAAAGTTAAACGGGGGGGGGTAAATACTCTCTAAATAAAGAAGTTACGACCTTTTATCGTAAGAAAGGAGGGCGTAGATGAGACGGTCGATGATGGGACGGAAGAAGTTGCAGTTGTTCACCAAGAGGTTCTATCCTGCCGGGAATTATACCTGGATCGTACCTAAAGGATGTAGGGAGGTTGATGTGTTTCTTGTTGGAGCCGGTGGAGGATGTTCACATAATTCAGGATTAGGAGTTCCTGGAGGCGGTGGAGGTGGCTATACTAAAACATATAAGAAGGATACCGCTGGATATAGAGATGGCAACGCGATAACTGTTACACCAGGACAAACTATTGAAATTATAGTTGGTGCAGGAGTTCGTGGCGCAAATGGGGGATATTCACAGTTTATGAGTTCGCTTTACCGGGCTGAAGGAGGCCATCTGTCTCAATGGAATGGAGACGGAAATGGTGGTTCGGGAGGTGTAGGGGTAGGTAGATCTACTCATTCGGTCGGAGGCTCAGATGGTACAGGCAGTGGTGGAACATCGGGGCAAGGACATACGACGCGTGATTTTGGGGAATCTAATGGTAAAAGGAATGCAGCAGGTGGGGCAAGCTCCTATAATAAATCAGGCGGGGAGACGTCTCAGCCGGGAACATCAGATTATACAGAAGGGAGTGGCGAAGGCAGTAATGAAAGTAGTTCTTTGGCTTCTGGCTGGAGTGCCGGACTTGGTGGTGGCGGCTACGGTGGTGGAGCTGGGGGAAATGCATCGGGAAAATCGACGAAAGGTGGCGATGGCACTGTCCTGATCCGCTATTGGGCTTACGAAGAATGATCTGCCGTTGAAAAAGATGAAACAGGATATTAACGACTAAAAAATAGGAGATAAAGTCATGAGAAATAATTGTTTACAAATGTTAATGGGGGGGGGGGGTAAACACCTCTTAACTCAAGTATCTGACCGACTTTCGGTGGAAAGGAGGTTGGTATGATAAGATCGATGATGGGACGGAAGAAAGTAGACAAGAATACTTTGCTGTTGCTACATTTTGATGGATCATTGAAAGATGAAGTCTCAGGCAAGCCTTATGTTGGTAGTAATATGTCCTATGTAGTGGGAAAATTCAAGAATTGCGTTTCGTTTTCAGGAAACGGGTATGTAAAGATAAGTGGAACGAATGCCATAAACGAGTCCCTATATCCAAACTATACCGTCGATTTTTGGATTAAACTGAAAAGTGGTGTGAAAAACGGTATAATGTCAAAAGGCGTTGCTTATGGAAGTTACAGCTTTGATATAATGGAGGAATCTGACGGACGCATTTTCTTTGGATTGCAGTATGGTGGAACCCGAGGGGATGCAATATGCTATTTTACGATGCCACGGGATCAGTGGGTTCATCTTGCGATCGTCAGGTCACAATCTCGATATTGGAAAGTGTATGTAAATGGAGTGTATGCGTCTGGTTTCACATCAACGATGGTTTCAGGGTACTATAGTTCTTTAATGATCGGAAAATATCGAGATTATGGATTGTATCTGAACGGTATGATTGACGAGTTTCGCATCAGTAATATTGCCCGTTGGACATCAAACTTCACTCCGCCTGCAAGGCCGTATTAATAAATTAGTGACACTGTCTTTGGGCTGTCACAGCAGAAAGACAGCAAATGTATATTCAGAAAAAATTATTGATAATCGCCAACCCCAGGTTGGGTATTTTCTTTTAAAACAAATGGAGATATAAAATGTTCGGTGGCGAAAGAATAATAAAACAGCCTCCAGGCTATCACAGATTGGAGGCTGTAAAAAAAGAAAATTAGGGGACCGAGGGTCTCCGGAAACAAAGTTAAACAATAAAGTTTGAAAATCATGTTATTATTAATTATTTCTTTTTTGGTTATCGCAGTTTATACGGCAGCAGTTTGTATAAAGGCAAAAGGTGTACCGTACTCAATTAGTGCGACGTATTATACTCTTGATCATAAATTGATCTTTGGAGCAAGCATGGCACTGACGGCTATGTTCCTATTCCCGGTCATTTGGGAAATGAGTACAACCTTTACTATGCGGTTGCTGGCGATCGCAGCCTGTATCGGTTTGATTGGTGTCGGTTTGGCTCCTGATTTCAAAGACACTTGGATAAACCGCATTCATTGTGGATCGGCGGCATTGACGTTGCTTTCTTCTCAGCTATGGGTTGGCTGCACGTCTTTCTGGTGGGTTCTTATTCCGGTGTGGCTGGCTTTTATCGTTTACACGGTAATAGGCATGAGTAAACGGTTGAGTGGTAATATATGGCAGGACTTTGTATCAACGAAGCCGATGTTCTGGTGTGAGATTGCAGCGTTGTCTACGACTTTTGGCGCGTGTGGACTTGCGCTTTAGAAATCTACCATAAACAGAACATCTACCTTATATATTAAAACACGACAACCGGTAAAATGTCATATATCCGGTTGCCGTGTTTTTTATTGCCTAAAAATAAGTAGGTTATTTAGCAGTATGGAAATAAAGCGCGGAAATACGGTAGTTTGTGATGTTTATTTGAAGGATAACAGTTATACGGTCGAAGAGATCATGGGTGAGGACACTCTTACCCTGAATTTTCTTTCCCGCAATGTGGTAAACCTTCAGATCAACGACTATATAGACTTTGAAGGGACAAAATACAAGGTCCGGCATAACGAGAAGGTGACGAAAAGGGAGACATCTCTTGGTTGGGAATATACCGTTCAGTTCTATTCAAGTCGGTATGATCTTTTGGATGCAGAGTTTTTCCTTCATGGTACACCGGAGCGGAAAAAGAACTTCGACTATTACACCGGTACCGCCCGTGACTGGCTAACCCTATTTGTCAAAAACATGAACCGTACAGGATCTGGTTGGGTGGCCGGATCCTGTATCGAATCCCGGATGATTACCCTTTCTTTCAAAGATAAGAAAGTCGGGACGGTACTTGACGAACTCATTAAAGAATTGGATACGGAATACTGGATATCCGGCCAGACAATAAATATCGGCAGGAGGGAGTATTCAAGCAACGGCCTTGTCTTGGCACAGGGCGAAGGAATGGGTTTTACCGAACTGGAAGTGTCTGCTGTTGATGATACGCCACCTGTGACGGTTTTTTATCCATACGGTTCAGATAAGAATCTCGGTCCCGATTATGGTGCTGATTATCTTCTTCTGCCTGATGGCCGGTTCTCTATCGAAAAGAATGTAGAGAAGTACGGCCGGATAGAAAAGTCCATGCAATTCGACCATATCTTTCCGAAAGGAGAGTTTGCCGTAACAGAAAAGATCGACGATTACACTCTGAGAGCTGCCGGTATGGATTTCAATCTTACCGATTGCCTGTTGGACGGGGTGGAAGTGATCGTTACATTCCAGGATGGCGGCTTGGCTGGCTATGACCTTGCAATCGTTGAAGACAGTTGGGACAATGACTTGAAACAGTTCAAACTAAAGCAGAATGACCAGGAAAACGCCTTGAAAGTTCCCGGTGACATTAATTTTTCTGTCGGTGACAAGTTTATCCTTACCGGCCTGAAAATGCCGCAAAGCTATAGGGATAACGCTTCATTACAGCTACAGGAAGAGGCGCAAGCATGGTTGGATGGCAAGTGTGAGAAACGCATCCAGTTACGAGGAAAATGTGATGAAATTGTTTTTCGTTTGCAAAACATCTTTATCGCCTGTGGCCAGATGGTTGGCGTATATTCTGAACAGTTGGATATCGATCGAGAGATTCGTGTTACCAAAATAAAAAGGTATATCGAGAAAGACGGTACACCTTCATACCGGTATGAACTTACCTTGTCCGATTTCCTTGAATCGAATGGTTTTAAGGATCTGGTGGATGATGTGAATAAAGTGCCGGAAGAGATTGAGGATGCGGTTAAGCCGGTTCGGGAACATACGAAACGTTCATGGCGGGACGTGATGGAAACTTTGGGCATGATGTTTGACCCGGAAGGAGATTATTTCACTGAACTTATCAAGCCGTTGGCCGTGCATACGGCTCAACTTATCGTCGGCACCAATTCCCAGCAGATGGAGCTTATAGGGATGAAGTTTATTCCGAATGCGGACAATGATGCCAACTATTTCAAGAATACGACAGGAAAGTTAGTACACTTTACCGTTAGCGAGGAAATCCGTGAATGGGCTATTCCGGCGGCTTCTTTCCGGCTGAATAATTCGCTTGCCTATTATGTTTATGCCAAATGTCCAAAAGAAGGAACAAATGGCTCAATATATGTCAGTGAACGGCAGATAAAGTTAGAGGATGAAACAGGGTTCTATCATTTCTGGGTAGGGGTGCTCAATACTCCGGAGGATGGCGTACGCTCTTGGCTTCCGAATTATGGATACACTGAGATTGCCGGCCAGACGATCACGACAGGATTGATAAAGGACAAGTTAGCCCGATTGGTGATTGATCTGGTGAATGGGACTATAACCGGACCTGTGATATTCAAATCCGGAACATCCGGTTATAATAACATTTCCGACCGTCCTAACCTTCAACCGTTGTATGATGGGGTAAATGATGCCCTGACGGATGCAGAGAATGCGTCAAATGTAGCCAACAACGCCCAATTGACTGCAAATAATAAGGCAAGGGTATTTTATCAAACGACGGCTCCAACATCGGGTATGCGGACAAATGACTTATGGGTGGATGGGGAGAATATCTATAGATATAGCGGTTCTAAATGGGTTCTTGCCTCAAAGTATGACAATACAATAACAGAGATCAATGGCGGACTCATAACTACGGGTGCGATCGCTTTTGGAAGCACAGGTGGAATGTCGGCGTCTGGTACAATCCGTATTTGGTCGGGAGGAACAGCCGGGGTGAAAGGGCAACCACCCACTGATCCGACATTTAGCGTTGATAGCTCAGGTAACGTGATTTCAAATGGGACTATTACAGCAAATGATGCCATTTTATTAAGAAATGGACAAGCTGGGATTACAGGATATGGCACATCTAATAGTTCTATAAGATTTTGGGCTGGAGGTTTAGTTCCAGAAAGTGCAGATTTTAGAGTTGACCAAAGTGGAGATGTTAATGTTAGAATGTTAAATGCTATAAGTCTCAATGGAGGCACATCTAATTTTTCAAGCATTTATTTAACCGACAAATCGTGGAATAATAACTATGTTAATCTGTTTGCAGCAAGAGAAGCTCAAGGTATGGAAATTCAAAGAACTTATCAAGGTATTTTAGGTAATATCGGAAAATTTATTGTAATGAAATACAATCCTGATGCAACGGCTTATCGGGAAATAAGTTTTTTTGTCAGACATTTTAAATCTGATGCCTCATGGGTATTTAGGACTTGTGTAAAAGCAAGTTTCTTACCAACGTTAACCCAGATTAATGATTTAGATACATCTGGAACAAAATATAATGTAAAATGGGATAGTGCAACAGGTTTATTATATATAGAATAAGAAGATGAATTTAACATTGAAAGACAGAGTATTAATACTCAACACCGTGTTACCACAGTTTGACACGAGAAAAAACATGGAACTGAAAGTATCGATAGACAGTAAGATAGCGATCTCGGAGGTTGATCAGAAGCGTATCGTTATCAAGGATATGGGGAGTGGTCAAATCAATATCGGATTTACTGATGCAGCGGCCATAACAGAAACAACAGATATAGCTTTGACTGATGAAGAACTTCAATATCTCAAACAACGTGTTGACTTCATAGACCGCAATGGGATGTTCTCCGAATTCACGATGCCGACGTATGTCAAAATTTTGGATGAACCGCTAAAAGAGGGGCAACAGGCCGAATAATATAAAAATCCGCCTCCCATCTATCACAGACTGGAGGCGAAGAAATAACAAACACTGCCTTATGGCAATGAAAAAACTCGTAACAAAGATGATCAAATAAAAACGGAAGGAGGTGTAAAGTGAATGTAGAATTAACCGATATACTAACAATAATCGGGACGTTAGGAGGATTCGAGGCGATAAAATGGGGGATTAGCTTCTATACGAACCGGAAGACAAACGCCCGTATCGAGGACGCTCATGCCGATGTGGAGGAGTTCAAGGCTTTACGTGAGTATAACGAGTTCCTGCAAAAACAGCTATCAGAAAAAGAAGAACGTTTTGTAGAACAAACCGGAAGGCTTCGACAGGTACAGGATGAGCTTTTTACTTTGAAAGAGAGCTATTCGGATGTCAAGCTTGAACTTGCACTGAAGAGATGTGAGAGAAAGAAGTGCGGTGATCGTGAACCGCAGAATGGGTATTAATAATAGGAGGATAAAAATGAAAAAGAATAATTTACCCCGGGGATTGCGCAACAACAACCCAGGGAACATCAGAAGGAACAGCGATGTCTTCCAAGGCGAGAAGACAAGCTCAGACAGGGAGTTTAAACAATTTAAATCGATGGCATACGGGTATAGGGCAATCTTTAAGATCCTCTTTAACTATTACCGAAACTATAAGCTGGATACGATCCGTAAGATGATTACCCGTTGGGCGCCACCGAAAGAAAACCATACAGAAGCTTATGTAAAGGCCGTATCAGATTATGCCGGAATCCCGGCCGACGATCCGATCAATGTAAATGACCGTGAGCAGATGATCCGTATTGTGGCTGGGATGAGCAAGGTTGAGAATGGCGTAGATGCCGATATGCCGGATGTGATTAACGGGTGGGAGATGCTGTGATGCTATTTTTGAGCAAAACCCCGGTTTTTGGGCGATAAATCGGGGTTTTCGCTGCTAAAAATAGCGACAAGTAAGAAAATACAAGAATTGGAGAAAATTATATACAAAAATCGATGAGAATTATATAGTCGAATGTATAGAGCTCTTTGACATGGTGGGATAGTTAGTAGCAAATAATTGTTACATTTGTGATGTAAAAGTTGTATGTTATGAAAGAAAATCAAAGTTTAGGAGAGTTTGTCATTTTCAATACTGAAAATGGAGACGTGAAAGTTCAAATAGATGCTGTAAATGAAACTATTTGGATGCCGCAAAGAGGTATGTCAGATTTATTTGGGGTTGGCATAGCGGCAATCAATAAACATTTAAACAATATTTACGAAGATGGTGAGTTGGAACGAGAGGCAACTATTTCCAAAATGGAAATAGTTCAAGTGGAAGGGAGCCGTAGTGTAAAGCGTTTAGTTGATTTTTATAATCTCGATGCAATTATAGCCGTTGGATACCGTGTAAACAGTAAGCGAGCAACCCAATTCCGTATTTGGTCTACCAAAACGCTTCGCGAATACCTGGTGAAAGGATACATTCTTGACGATAACAGGTTTATTAAAGGCCAATCCTTGACTTACTTCAAAGAGTTGCTGGACCGTATCCGTGCGATCCGCATATCGGAAAGATTGTTTTATCAGCAGATTAAAGATATCTATATGCTAAGCATTGACTATGATAAGAACGATCAATTAACACTTGATTTTTTCGCATCGGTTCAAAACAAATTGTTATGGGCTGTTAGCGGGAAAACGGCAGCAGAGCTGGTATATTACAGATCCAATGCATCATTGCCAATGATGGGTTTAACATCTACAGAAAAAGAAGGTATTGTTAAAGCTTCGGATATCAATATAGGTAAGAACTACCTAACGAAAGATGAGCTGGACAATTTGAAATTGATCGTAGAACAGTATCTGTCTTTTGCCGAAGCTCAAGCGATTAATCATATACCAATGAGAATGAAAGACTGGGGTGATAATCTAAATATAATCCTCACAATGAACCGGAAGAGTATTTTGGAAGGTCTTGGTAAGGTTTCAAAAGAGTTGGCGAGAAAAAAAGCTCAAAAAGAGTATGCTTTATATAAGGAATCCCAAAAGGAACAGGAACATCTGAATAGTATCAAGGAGCTTGATAAAGACTTGAAGGAATTAAAAAAGAAGAACCCTCCTAAATAACATACACTTTTTACATCTATTATTGGAGAGTTAGGCGGCTATCCCATCAATTCATGGTTTAGTCGCCTTTTTCATATCCGGGCGGTATCCAAATACGGATATGGTTATGAAATATTAATCATGAAAGCTTGGTATACAATACTGATTTTGATTCTATGCCTTCTCTGTTTTTGGGCTGGCCGATGTACGAAGAATGCAGAGTTCGATTTTGTCCAAAAAACCGACACATTTATTCATCGTGACACGATTCGGGATAGCATTCCTTATCCTGTCTATGAGACATTGATACAGACTGTCCCGGAGCTGTTCCCTGTCTATATTACACTTGAGGGGGATACAGTGAGAGAGCCGATCTTTGTGCCTATCCCTATCACACAGAAAGAATACTTGACGGACGATTATCATGCTTGGGTGTCTGGATATAATCCTTCGCTCGATAGTATTGATATATTTCGAAAGACAATGTCTATAGCAAAACGGCAGTCATCCCGTCGCTGGGGAATAGGCATCATGGCCGGTTATGGGATAGGAAGAAATGGCCTGTCTCCCTATATTGGTATAGGTGGATTTTATCGGATTTGGTGAAAAGAAAAATAGAAATATCTGTCTATTGCGATACAATGATTATATTTGGCAAAAAAATATTCTATGACATTTGAAGAAGCAGTGGAAAAAGTAGAACGTATCAAATCCTACACGAAAGGACTTCCTTTTAAAGGTGTATATATTGAACGTTTTTTTATTGGTCCTACGGATTGGGAAGAAATGACGGATTATCTTAATGCCCAGATCCAACGGGGTAACGAGATCGCTAGAATAGAGTTCTCAAAAAAGAGTTTTTCAGTATATGGTGTCGCAGAAAATAAATTGTCCGATGGAACTCCTCGTTGGGATATGTTGAACTTGGATCGTTGGGAAGAGGAAATTTCGAATTGAATTTAAATAAATGTGTGGGATTGATAACCTAATAATATCAATCCCACACATTCAAAATAACAGTTTTCCATCCTTCTTATCCATTACCGCATTGAAAACACTTTTATAGGTTTCATATAATTCTTTCCTATTTTCTGGTCCTGGCCAATCTGCAAAAGACTCTCCGGCAAAGAATTTCCAAGCAAAAATACGTTTGGCTTTTTCGGATAAGCCTAATTGATCGATTATGTTCCGGACATCCTGCATACGTTCTCGGATGTATTCGGTACGATCTGGGCTGTCGTCGGGTTCGTCAATGATATTCAGCCGTCGCCAATCTACATTCTCATCTACCGGTATATGTTTGTATTTATGCCGGTAAGGTGCTGTATCGGATGTGGCATTTAACCTAATCGAACGCATGATATACCAGTCAAGCTCCGTGTAGGCCCCTGATTTTTTCTCCATCATGCGTTCGATTTTATCAGACGGATTTTCACATATTCCAGCTAATACCTCATTTAAAACATCTCGTCCTTCACCAGGTAATCCTGATATATTACAGCAGTAATTTGCGAGATCCAACCACCTGTCATAACGTTTCTCAATATATTTATTCAATGCCTCACTTGCCATAGTCGTCTTTATTTGATATATTTGTTGTTGATTATGAGTGGGTGGCGCTGTGAGGCGCTGCCTTTCTTTATTTAAAATATTTGTACCTTTCTTTTTCGCTAATCGAGTAACAAAATAGAATAGGCATCCTAATGATTTTAGAATAATCCATATAATAAGAAACAATTCACCTATACATATTAAGATAATAAAAGGAGCGGTTAGTAATGATGCTATGATTCTTATATCTATTTTCATGCTTATTCCTCCTCTTCGTTCGTATCAAAAAGATTAGCCATCATATCAACAATATTCGTTTGGATATTATCTTCAGCCCCCAATACGGCATTACTGATATGCTTCTTTTCTTCAATGATCCTGTAGAGTTTCTGGTCAATCGTCCGACGGCCGAGCAGGTAGTAGCAATTCACTGAGTCTTTCTGCCCGATGCGATGGGCACGGCTTTCTGCCTGATCACAATCTGCATACGTCCAAGGTAGCTCAATAAAGGCGACATCACTGGCTGCTGTGAGCGTAATACCGGCACTGGCCGCTTTAATGGAACAGATGATAACGTCCGTCTTCGGGTTCTTTTGAAAGGCATCGACAGAAGCCTGCTTCTCCTGCATATTCTGTCGTCCGGTGACGCAGACGGCGGAAGGAAAAGCTATCATCAGGCGGTCTACAATTTCATGCAGGTTACAGAACAGGATGATCTTTTTCCCATTCTCCCGAAAGTCCTTCACGAAGTCGATAACCTCTTTCAGTTTTCCGCGTGCGGTAATATCTTTCAGAATACCGATACGAACCATAACTTCCCCTTTCAGTGACTTTTGAATCTTTTCGTCGTCCGCTTCCTTGTATCGTTTCAGGTAATCGATCAAGTCGCGTTCCGCATCCATATATTCCTTGCGGTTCGTTATCTCACAGGAAACAATCTGACGCACTTTGTCCGGCAACTGGGTGAGCACTTTCGATTTTTCCCGACGAAAGAAGCAGTGTTGCCATAGCTTATAATTTAGCTCCTTTAGATTGCTCGCTTGGTTAGGACCTGAACAGTACCGAAGCATGAAACCTTTCCATCCACCCATATCGATCATGCGATCCATAATACCCAATTGTGCAACCAGATCCTTTGGTTTGTTGACAACAGGTGTCCCAGTCAGCAAGATGATATATTCTTTCCCAGATGCAATGCCTTTGCAAAACTTGGTCTGCTGGGTGGCCGTTGATTTGACTTTATGCGATTCGTCGATTATCACGGACTTGAACAGTTTGATCGTGTTGTGAAATTCGACATCTTTCAATGTCCATTTCTCTGCTTTCGTGATCCGTCGGACAAAGTATTTTCGTAGGCTTTCGTAGTTTACGATAAAAACCTGGTTCATACCTGTCTGCCAGAAGAAAGGCCAGCTATCGCGGACGGAATCGGTTAATACCATCGCTTTCTTGTCTGTAAACTTATGCCATTCCCTTTGCCAATTGATCTTGACAACATTCGGGCAGATTACCAGGCAGGGGAAGGCGTCGGCCTTGTTGATAGTGGCGATACTCTCTAATGATTTGCCCAAGCCCATATCGTCCCCATTGATAAACCGTTTCAGTTGTAAGCCTCGTGCGATTCCTTGCAGTTGGTAGGGGTAAGGCTGTATTTTCAATCCATGATCTCCGTCCAGTTCCGGCATTTCCGGTATTTGGAATGCAACATCTTCCTCTGTCTGTGATTGGGCAACCGTTCCCCACTGTACCGGTTCGAAATGGCGGACATAATAAGTCAATTGATCCAATTCTGCTTTGCATTTGTTGGTTGCCGGAATTAGCCATGCGCCCGTTTGTTTGTCCCACCAGCGGATGGAAACAGAGCTTTTCAGCTTGTCTACAACCTGCTGGTGGTATCTGTCAAACTTCACCGCATAACATTGTCCTTTCTCTGTATTTTGCAGTGTAATTGTCATAGTGGTAGGTGTTATGCAAATTCGTCAAACGCTTTTATATCTTCGGCGACTTCCTCCATTTCTGCTTTTTTCTTACGGCCGCGTTTCTTCGGCTTCGGCTCTGCTTCTCCGGTAATGTCGGATTCTTCAGGAACATCGAAATCGAACGATTCTTGTTTGATTCCATATTTTCCACCGAACAGATAAGCATCCACTTCGTAGTCAAGTCGGTTGATCGTCTGTTTTAAAGCATCCCCATACGGATATCCCTCGCCGGATTCGTCTTCGAATTTTGTAAACGGGACGGAAAGGTTAAGGACTTGTCCGCTTTTCAATAGCTTTTGTGCCTGGATAGAAACACCGGCCGATTCGTCTGATCCACCTTTGCTATACCCCGTGACAACGATATTTTTCAGTTTCTCATTCAGATCATCATCCGAAGGATTTTCGATATTTACAACTCCGGCTTCTTGCATTTCGCAAATCTTGACGGCATGAGTCTTTAACAAACTCATGGCATATAACAGGTCCGGATGAACGAATTGCTGGGATGATTTGGTTACTTCGTTCTTGTAGTTTGCTTCTACAAATCGCTCTGTATAATCTGCCGTTACCTGGTTGTTCTTGAGCTTAACTTTTTGAATTTCATACACAGGTTGTTCTTTTACTAATTCATCTTCCATACTTTTTAAAATTTAGGATTGTTATAACTTTGGGGCGCTAAGGCCATTTCTGCTTTTGCTTTACTGATTACAGTGCGACACCATTCCAGTTGATGAGTCGCGGTCCGGTTCAAACGCTCACACCAATCGACAAGATATTGTTCATCTTTGCACAGACTGTCAATGATAGCATTTACTGCCTTGGAGGTAGCCCCGGCACGTGAGGCTGTTTCCCGTAACGTATCGAAGACTTCCGATTTCTTTTTCCCGTTCAGATGGTATTTGGCATCTGCTAACAGTTTCCCGGTCCGGGCGATATAGACGGCAAGGTCGTTTCCACGTAGGACAGCTTCTTGGACTTCTTCACTCATGGTAATATTCAGATAGGAATCAATAGCTGCCAACTCGTTGGATATTTTATCTATGGGTGTGATGTTTAAATTCATGTCTGTTTGTCTTTAAAATATATCTTCCGAAAAAAAGGATATCCTATTTATTTTCAACCGAACAGCATCCACCACCGGAAGGCAAGTTCTTCGTATTTTTCTTTACCTTTCTGGTAAATCGTATCGCCTCGTTTAATGAATGCTTTGAACACTTTTTGATTTTTCTTGGAGATACCATAGATGAAATCCTGCCGACTGCCTGCGATATCCATATACCAGGCGCGGGAACGGTCCCAATCGAAAAAGTCAATAGCTTCATCGAATTGTTTTTGTGTGCTGGCAAAAGTGCTTTTCAGGTCTCCCCCAAATCCGTAGGTCGGAAGCCACCAGTCCCATTTGCACCGGGTATCGAGCGTGTATTTGAAGTTGCCATATTGGAAACATTGGTTCTTATTGACCATGAATCGTTGAGTTTCCGCCTTAGCAAGCACTTGGGCCAGGAAAGGATCGTGTCGGGCTTCCATGCGGAGGGACTTCTTCATGGCTTCTGCCAGTTCCCAATCCTCGCCGGAATACAATATATCGTCCACCATGCGTTTGTCATACCTGACCCTTTCCGGTTCGGTAATCATCGCATCGATTAGGCTGCCGAATTTGAAGGCTTTCTCCTTATCCCCGTACCCAATACGGGGATAGAGGAGGTTCTTTAGTTCCGTAAGGTCCGAGTTGCTAACCTCCGACCGTTGGTAATACATATCTTGCATCTTCTTCCTTGAGTTTTAGATATTCAATGACTGCAAAGTCAAATTCGAAATTGTAGGTGTTATCCATCAGCCACCGGAACCATTTGCGGCCCTCTTCCGTATCGAGAATCTTTTTCAGAATACTTGGCTCGCGTCTGTATTTTCCGAAGTTTATCCATGAGGACAGATAGAGTTTCTTTTTCATATCATTTGGCTGTTACATCATCGATATACTTTACATATGCGGATTGGATTTGCTCTCCGTCCTTATTCACAACTTTCTCGCAGTAGGTAATCATCTTCTTATGTACCTTCTCTAGATCCTCCATGCTCATATTGATTCCTTCGCGCATGAACCACATCTGATATACCTGCATGAATCCTTGTGGATTGGTTATCTGGATCTTCTTCTTGACCTTGGCTTTCGTTGGAGTAGGGGACATGCTGGCTGCTGAGAAATCAAATGCTGCCTGTACTTCGGCAGCAGACTTTTCAGCAGCCGCTTTGGCCTTAGCCTCTTCTTCCCGGCGTTTGCGTTCTTCTTCCTGCTTTTTTCTTTCTTCCGCTTCCTGTTGTTTTCGCTCTTCTTCCATACGGGCAGCTTCAACCGCATTGGTACGGCGTAGCTCTTCCTGTTCTTCCAGTTGTTTGCGGAGGCTGGGGAGTTTGTCGATCAAATCCTGCTTTGTACCCTCTATTTCAAAACGGTAACGTTCTGTAAAATCTTTCTTCTTTTGTATAGCGACTTCATTTTTTATTGCCTTACGGGTTTCTGCGTCCATATAGAAGGTTTGTTTGTTGTCAGAAACGTTTTCAACAAAAGCACTCCAGGAGAAATTTATACTTGTTTCGGATATTCGTCGGCATACATCGTTGTAGGTAGCGAGAGTAGCGCGGTTGAACATGCTGTTTAGTGCATTGATATGCTTTTCAACGTATGCGGCATACGCTGTATCCAACATGACAGAGATATCCGATCGATATTGAGCCTTTTCGTTCTCCAACATCTGTTTACGGCGGGCTTCCTCTTCCCGTCGTTTTTGTTCGGCAATCTTCTTGGCCGCGTATTTGTTACGGGCCTGTTGGAGCTTATAAGGAATAGTGGTGACCGATTTGACGTCGATAGCCGATTCCAAAGAGGTAAAAGACTTGCTGACCGTAGCCAGAAGTTGCGTCAATGGTTTACGACGCTTGTTCATGTTTTCTATTGTTATTTTCGTCTTTGCCAAATACTCTGAGACCTTCGCATCCAGTTCATCCGAGCTAATACCTCCTTCCGCTTCAATGGTGTCCAGAAGTGTTTGTCCGGCTTGGTTACATGTCGATACGGAAGTTTGGTTGCGTTGCAAGGTGGCAGGAGCCGATTGCATGATCTGATTGAATTCTTCCACTTTAATAAGAGAATTGTTAGCTTGTGTATCCATTGTGATAAATTTTTAAGTGATTGATCGAGTTTATTAAAATCCGGCGTCTTCATCTTCCTGTGATATTGGGGTTGTTATACCTGATGCGGGTACCGGTTCCGCTTGTGGTTGCTCTCCGAATTCCTGTAAAGGGTTTTCCGATTGAGGTTGGAGGACTTGTGGCTGCTGTCCGGGTTGATTGGGCTGAATAACGGTTGTTTGTTCTAATCCGTAGTCAATATCCTGCGGTTCTTCTTGAGTTTCGAATACAGTAAACTTTCCGGTCCGGACTTTGGGATATCCGTCGAATGCGTGTTTAATCAGTTTGCTTTCCAAGAACCCAGGATCGATACCGCCTTCGTTTGAAGTATAGAGGGCATTCGCCTTACCTTCTTTTTGACGGGTTTGCGGATTCCAACGTTGGTTGTTTTTGTAGCTGTACGCCTCTAAGCGTTTGATATCACCCTCCATCATCCAATGCCAGTCTACAGTCCCATCGGCGCGGACAATACGGATAAAACCACCGATCACCTTATTTGATTTGCGGGGACAGGCCGCCTGATAGGTAACGGTCTTTACTCCGTCAACCAATCCCGGTGAGAATGTATCACCTTCATAGCAAACAACCGGATTATCTACATACCGGACCTGTCCGGCACGCTGGCGCATAACCAATTCCCCATAACCGGTGATGGAAAGGTAAGCACGCAGTTCATAGATGTCGTTGCCATTGTTGTCCTTATAGCCGGTCTTCGTGCTGCGGGGAAGAATATAGCAGTGGGGGCGTCCTGTGGGATCAAGAGACAGGCCGTTTACGGCAATATCTAAGAAACAGCCGTACAGGGACAGTGGAGAACATCTTTGCAGTTCCGGCTTGTCTTGTAAGATTTTCCGGAAGTTGAATTTTTCCTTTTCATAAATCTGTGTTCCTTGGCCGGTTCCCCAGATCGCATTGTACATGAGTATGAACTTCTGTTCAACCCGGCTATCATCCGCTATCATGAGCGGATTTAGCTGATTTAGTTCAGCTACTTTAATTTGAATTTGATTTGACATGATTCTATTGTTTAAAAATTAATTACCAATGTTTCTTTATCGTGTAAACCATTGCCACGCAACCAGATGCCGTAACTATATGCTGGAAATACCCCAAGCAAATAGCGATAATACCAAGTATGGCAAGCGTTCCAAACAGGATGTAAAATCCCCACCTCGCTACTTGAGCGAGTTTCCAGTAATTTGTTTTCATACATCAATGATTAATTGGCAAAAGCCGTTTACTTGTCTTTGAAATAGCGAGTTGGATTTATATTGTAAACATCCTCCGATAACCCTTTACCTGGAGTGCCTTGCCGTGTTAATAATTCATTTAGTAATCGTATGGATTCAGGGCGCATTTATACAAGTCTTCCAACCTGTATTCGATTTTGCCCGGCCGTTTGTAACGCTGTAAAGTACCTTCCGAGACCCATCGCTCCACATTCTTCCGTCCAAAGCGGATACGTGCTTCCTTTTGTCCGATAAACTCTCTGGTTCCGGCTTGTATCTTGGTGATTTGCCAAGCGAGGTATTCAAGTTCGATTTTCCGAAAAGAAGGAATGTTTGGATAGGTTGTGTCGGTCTGCATGATTATTCGCTTTTAAAAAGATTCTTTTCGTTTGCATATCGCATAAACTCCGCCATAGAGTGTATCGAGAGTTTTCGGAACACGTTCTTCCGATGATTCTTTACGGTGTGGGACGATATAAAAAGCGCTTCCGCAATCTCTTCGTCTTTCTTGCCATAGTAGCAAAGCTCCATCACCCTAAGTTGACTGTCTGAAAGTGTGCTGTTGAACTTCGGTTCACAGATTTTCTTGAAGCCATCGCATTCTCCACGCAGCGGACAACCGACAAATTCAAACTTGAAGTTCCAGTTCTCATCGATATCGATCATGTTGTCATACAGTCCGAAGTTGCATTTGATAAACCTGCGTACAGCCAGGAAATCACGATAGCATTTGTTCCCGTCGTAACGGGCGTAATATTTACGGAGTGCCGTGTAAGCTTCCGGATAGAACTCTTCCAGCACCTCTAGAAAACGCTGAATAAAGTCGGTATCCGATTCCTTTAACTGGCGCTCCGGCTGTCCCTGTTCTTTGATGATTACTTCACCGGATGGAGTGGTATAGAATTCTATTGCATGCATGATTCTCCCTCCGGAAAAAGAATTTCTATAGGTGCGCCTAATTCTTTAGATATAGCCTTTTTGCAAAGCTTATCGGGGCTGAATGTGCCTCTTAACCAATTGTAAACAGTTTGTTCTGTACGCTCTGTCGCATTAGCAATCCGGCGAACGAACTCCTGCTTGGGCGTTGGGATTTTATCAAGTGCTTCATACCTGTCTTTGAAAGACAGCTCACTTGCTCCATGACTTTGTAGGGTTAATTTTTCCATTTTTTACCTCCTTACATTATTATATATATACTAATTTCTTTACCTTTGATGTTGTATTAATTATTACAGGTGCAAATATACACTATAATATTTTAGTATATGTGGTTTTGTGCTAAAATATTATAGTAATTAAGAGTATTTAAGATTTATGACAAATAAGATATCTTTGGCTATTTCTGGACTATCGCTGATTATCAGTCTGATTTCTGTATCATGTGTGCTTTTGCGCTGTGAACCAATGACTGTGGATTGGATGGGTGTATTGGTCGGTGTTTTGTCTTTGTTGGTAGCATCTCTTGCGGTATTTTTTGCGGTTAGTTATTTGACAGTTGAGAAAAGGATAAGGAGTGCTTTTGAATTAAAAATGAAAGAGTCTTTTGAAGACTTTGAAACCAAAACAGTTAAAGGTATAATTAGTGAACAACATAAGATAATAGACATGCTAAGAGATTATTTTCTTGCAAAGAAAGATCTTAGCTCCTATGTAACATCTCTTATCTATAGTTTAGATATGGCGGTTAGAGTTAACCAACAAGATACAATAGATTTAGTTATAGGTTGTCTTATTGATGTATACTCAGAAGTTAATGTGGCTAAAACATTGAATATAAAACAACATAATATTGATAAGCTGTTTTTATTACTTGATGATCTATCTGGAAGGAATACTCATATTTTGTTGAGCAAGCTTGAGTTCGTTTATGATCGTCCTTGCGGTGATACGCCCAAGACGTAATCCATCATTGAAGGACTTGATGTCTTTTTCTATATACTTGTAATATTCATGTAGAAAGATGGTATCACAAGCTGTTCTAACTTCTTGTGGAAGTCCAGATGATTGTCTGATATAATCTTTGTTTGTCATAATGGCAAGTATTAAATGTTTTCGCAAATATACTAAAATATTAAAGTATGCAATTATGTAAAGCTGAAATAGTGCAGAAAGCGATAGAGCTGATTTCTAATTCAACCTTATCAAATTATAAGATTGCTAAAGATACGGGTATAACGGAAGCTTCTATAGGAAATTATAGAAACGGAAATACAAGACCGACTTTGGCGAATGCTAATATCATAATAGATTATTTCAATAAAAAGGAATTGGAATTGTCTGGTTCTAACTTAGTTATTAATACCGAAACAGAATATAAAGAAGCTATGGAGAAAGGATTAAAGTTATTGCCAGAGGTTGATTTCAAGTTCTCAGGCGGAAATGCAGAGTTGTTAGGAAGTACAGACTCTGTAAAGCGATATTGGTATTTACCTGATTGTAAAGATTGCGAAGCAATTGCCCAAGTCGCAGGTAATTCGATGGCTCCGGCCTATCCATCCGGTTGCTGGATTGCTTTGAAACGTTTCAGCTTTGAGAAAGAGTTCCCTAATCAAATTCCGTTTGGGAATGTATTCGGAATTGTTGTCGAAGATAAGCAGACCGGAGATTATCATGGTCATATTAAGATCTTGCGTCGCTATAGTGATCCCTCTTTGGCCAAGCGATTTTGGATAGCCCGGTCTGTAGATCGGGAGAACCATGATGATTTTGATATCGATATTGAACAGGTGCGTGGTTTGTGGATTGTGAAGCAGCATGTGGTTGCGGATGTAATATTGTAGACTTATCCTTTCACAAGGAAATAGTAAACATAATAACTGTGATCGCAGAGGTAATATTGCTACGGCGTTGGGGTTGTTTAAATAAAAAAGAGTTATGGAGATACATCATTATACATCAATTGAGAATTTAGCTCTCATATTGAAAAATAAAACGATACGTTTTACAAGACTTGATAAGGTTGATGATAGCGAAGAAGCAGGATTATCCTGTAAAAATATCCAACTTAGTTATTATACTTTCGTGTCATGTTGGACCGATAGTGAAGAGGAAAGTATTCCTTTATGGAAAATGTATGCTGGTAAAGAGATGCACGGAATAAGAATTAGCCTAGATAGTGATATGTTCTTAAAGTATCATATTCCTAGTGGAAGGTTTTATGGAGTTGATGTATATTCGAAGAATGAAAAAAGTTCAATACTGCCGATTGAAAAGATAGTAACGAAAGATTACTTAGTAGTTCCTTCATTTAATGATTCGGAAATGTTCTTTAAGAAAGTATTATATGTGGATAATCCATTTTCTGAAATGAGAGATGTTGTGCAAATACAAGATATGGGAAATGGGGAAGGAGCAATGAAAATGAATCTAAAAAAGATAGGCTTATATAAACGAAAATGTTGGGCTTTTCAAAAAGAACATCGTTTCACATTGACTATTTTACCTAATATTTGGGGAGATATAGACATAAACCAGATGCCAAAACGAATTATGCAGGCTGTATATGATAGAATCCCTCCCAAGCTTTCTTTTTTTGATTTAGAAATAAATCCTGAATTATTATCAAAAATGAAAATAAACACATAGCGAAAAAGTAAATTTGGGCAAAGCGTAGCGAATTAGCTGATAGAGCGTTCGTTACGCTTTGTTTTTCTATGGGACAGAGCCAACGAAATACCACCTCGAAGCCAAACGGCTCAGAAGTTCAGTTACCACCTCGTTACTCCCGTAACGGGTGCAAATTTCTTGCTAAAAGGTTATTTTTCTGCGCTTTGCGCTGATTTGCATAGCTGTCGGTAACTCACTAAGAACTAATTTTGTAACCAAAAAAAGGAGTGAGTTATGCGAAGTACATTCAAGGTATTATTTTACGTGAAGAAAGGCAGCGAGAAGCCGAACGGCAACCTGCCTCTGATGTGCCGTATCACGGTGGACGGCGAGATTAAACAGTTCAGTTGCAAGATGGACGTTCCCCCACGCTTGTGGGACGTGAAGAACAGCCGTGCTTCGGGCAAGAGCGTCGAAGCGCAGAGAATCAACCTTGCAGTAGATAAAATCCGTGTGGAGGTAAACCGCCGCTATCAAGAGTTAATGCAGACGGACGGTTATGTTACCGCCGCCAAACTCAAAGACGCCTATCTCGGTATCGGCGTCAAGCAGGAAACTTTGCTGAAGCTGTTCGAGCAGCACAACGCCGAGTTCGAGAAGAAAGTCGGGCACAGCAGGGCGCAGGGTACATTTACCCGTTATCGGACGGTCTGCAACCATATTCGGGAGTTCCTGCCCCATACCTACAAGCGTGAGGATATTCCATTAAAGGAACTAAACCTCACGTTCATCAACGACTTCGAGTATTTTCTGCGCACGGAGAAGAAATGCCGCACCAATACCGTGTGGGGCTACATGATTGTGTTGAAACACATCGTTTCCATAGCGAGGAACGACGGGCGTTTGCCCTTTAATCCCTTTGCGGGATATATCAACTCTCCCGAAAGCGTGGACAGGGGCTACCTCACCCAAACGGAGATACAGACGCTCATGGACGCACCGATGAAGAACGCCACCCACGAGCTTGTACGGGACTTGTTCGTCTTTTCGGTGTTCACGGGTTTGGCGTATTCGGACGTGAAGAACCTCACCGCCGACCGCCTGCAAACATTCTTCGACGGCAACCTGTGGATAATCACCCGAAGAAAGAAGACCAACACCGAATCGAACATCCGCCTTTTGGACGTTCCCAAGCGTATCATCGAGAAATACAAGGGGCTGGCAAGGGACGGTCATGTTTTCCCCGTTCCGAGCAACGGCAGTTGTAACAAGATACTCAAAGATATAGGCAAACAATGCGGCTTCAAGGTGCGTTTGACCTACCATGTCGCACGCCACACGAACGCCACGACCGTGCTTCTGTCGCACGGCGTACCCATCGAAACGGTGAGCCGCCTTTTGGGACACACGAACATAAAGACCACCCAAATTTACGCCAAAATCACCGCCCAGAAGATAAGCCAAGACATGGAAACCTTGTCGCACAAGTTGGAGGATATGGAGAAGAATATCTGCCGAGCCATTTAATTAAGAACAGAATACCGATGAAAGAAGAAAGGAACATTATCACGATGGACGGGCAGGGCAATATCTCCCTGCCGAGCGATATAGGCGCAACCGCCATGACCGAGCGAGAAATCTGCGAACTGTTCGGGGTTATCGCCCCGACGGTTCGGGCAGGGATAAAGGCACTCTACAAAAGCGGAGTTTTGAGTATATATGACATAAAGCGCATTATCCGCATATCGGACAGATACAGCGCGGAGGTTTACAACCTCGAAACGATAGCCGCCCTCGCTTTCCGTATCGAATCGTTCGGGGCGGCGAAAGTCCGCAGGGCATTATTAGAGAGGATTATACACGGGCGAAAAGAGAAAACGACGGTATTCGTGTCGGTTGTTTCGGACGGCAAGCCCAACAGCCGTTGGAAAGCATGATGATATACCAAGATATCAACATACCAACATATCAACATGCAAACGTACCAGCATACCAGCATGCAAACATGCAAACCTATCACTATGGTGATATATATTGCAGGTTCAATTCCTCTTTTCAGGGGAAAGCGGAGCAATCATTTCCGTTTACAAAGGCAAAGTAAGCACGGGGCTTTATGTCGGCTAAAAGGTCAGGCGGCTGCGCCGTTTCCCGATAAATCTTCCTCTCGCTTCGCTGCGAGCGTATTTATCGGGAAAACCTTGTATCCGACCGCCCCGTGCAAAAGAGCCTTTGAAAACGGAAACGACCGCCCCGCCGCCCACCACCGACCGAAAGGGAAAAATAATAAGGTGGGGTTATACGGGTAAGCAGGCGGCAGGGACAGCCACCGCCGAAAGGCAGACGGGCAGACGGACGGCACGCCGCAGGGTATTTACGGAGAAAATACCGTAGCTTATTAGGGAATTTTCCGAGCCGCAATACTACGTATCGCTGAAAATTCCCCAATAAGGCAAGGGGCAAGCCCCTCTGCACACCCCATCGGGGACGGCATTTGCCGCCCCCGAAGATACAAAAAAATCATTGTTTCACAAGCCAAAAAAGAAAGGAAGAATATATGGGTTTCGTAGTTTTACACATGGAAAAGGCGCACGGCAGCGACAGCGGAACGACCGCACATATCGAGCGTTTCATCATACCGAAGAACGCCGACCCCACACGCACGCACCTGAACCGCAGGCTCATCGAATACCCCGACGGAGTGAAAGACCGTTCGGCGGCTATACAGCGGAGATTGGAAGAAGCTGGGCTGACACGCAAAATCGGAAGCAACCAAGTACGGGCAATCCGCATCAACGTATCGGGAACGCACAAGGACATGAAGCGGATAGAGGAAGAGGGGCGTTTGGACGAGTGGTGCGCCGACAATCTGAAATACTTCGCCGACACGTTCGGAAAGGAGAACATCGTGGCGGCTCACCTGCACAGGGACGAGGAAACGCCGCACATACACGTTACGCTCGTCCCCATCGTCAAGGGAGAGCGTAAGCGCAGGAAAAGGGAGGAACAGACGAAGAAGCGATACCGCAAAAAGCCGACCGACACCGTGAGGCTGTGCGCAGACGATATTATGACACGGCTGAAATTGAAGTCCTACCAAGATACCTATGCCGAAGCGATGGCGAAATACGGGTTGCAAAGGGGCATAGACGGCTCGAAGGCTCGCCACAAGTCCACGCAGCAGTATTATCGGGATATACAGAAACTCTCCGACAACCTCAAAGCGGAAGTGGTGGATTTGCAGCAGCAGAAAGAAACGGCACGGGAGGAACTAAGACGGGCGAAAAAAGAAATACAGACCGAGAAGCTGAAAGGGGCGGCAACCACCGCAGCTACCAACATAGCCGAGAGCGTTGGTTCTCTTTTCGGCAGTAACAAGGTCAAGGCGTTGGAGAGGGAGAACACTGCCCTGCATAGGAAGATAGCCGACCACGAGGAAACCATCGAAGCCCTGCAAGACAGGATACAGACCATGCAGGCAGACCACAGCCGAGAAATACGGGAAATGCAGCAGAAGCACAGCAGGGAGATAACAGACAAGGACACAAGGCACAAGCAGGAAATATCGTTTCTGAAAACGGTAATCGCAAAGGCGGCGGCATGGTTTCCCTATTTCCGTGAAATGCTCCGAATCGAAAACCTTTGCCGCCTTGTGGGATTCGATGAAAGGCAGACCGCAACGCTCGTCAAGGGAAAGCCGTTGGAGTATGCAGGGGAACTCTATTCGGAAGAACACGGACGGAAATTCACGACCGAAAAGGCAGGGTTTCAAGTCGTGAAAGACCCCACGGACGGGACGAGACTGGTTCTTGCCATTGACCGAAAGCCCATTGCCGAGTGGTTCAAGGAACAGTTCGACAAGCTAAGGCAGAATATTCGCCGACCTATACAACCGCAAAGGAAAAGCAGAGGAATGAAGATATAA